TGGTGCTTGCATTTTCTGTGGAAATTGTGTAGAATACTGTCCAACGAATTGTTTATCAATGACGGAGGAATATGAATTATCAGTATTCGACAGACATCAACTCAACTATGATAATGTCGCTCTTGGACGATTGCCCACTAATGTTACAAGTGATCCCAATGTTAGGTCACTTCGTGAACTTACATATCTCCCCAAAGGTGAGATGGATCCCCACACAGTAGATCCCTCAGATCCTAGAATGGGTATTGACTGGTTGATAGAAAAATGATATCAGTTCATCAACATTGGGATCCACTGAAAGTATGTGCGGTAGGTAGATGTTATCCACCGAACTTTTTTTCTAGGATAAAAAATAGTAAAGTTCGTAATGCAATGGAGAAGATTGCAATCGAGACTGAAGAAGATTATCAGAAACTAATAAGCAAATTAGAAGAGTTTGATGTCACTGTTTTGAGAACAGATATAAGTGATGATCCAGAGGTATATGTAAAGGACAAAATAGAACAACCTAAAGGTCAAGGACATGTGACAAAGTATCCTCCCATGTTTCCAAGAGATTATACTGCTATGATAGGTGGCACATTCTACATGCCATCAAGAAACTATGGGCAGAACATTGATGTGGCAAAAATATACGAAAGATTATGCAACTCACAGATGTCAGATTTGACTTATCGTGAGAAACTTATGGCAAAAATGTTAGAGGATATACTGGAACCTGAGAAAAATTTGTCAACATCCATGTCATTGTTTAAGTTTCGCACTCAAAAGAAATATCACATAAGAGAAAAAATTTTAACAGGTATAGATTTTGACAAAATAAGAGATGAGATAATAAAAGCAGAGACCATGCAGATAGGTTCACCTAACAAGTGCCCTAATCATGGTGAATTTTATCCTTATGCTACGATAGAGAAGTGGATGAAGGATAATAATGTACCAATCATGTATGATCAGTACATAAACTCTGCTACTATGTTCAGAATTGGTAAAGATTTGTATTTTAGTTTCTGTCATGTCATCAATAAACTCAATCAAAAAAGTTTCGATGACAAATTAAAACGTCTATTCCCAGACTATCGTATAAATTACCTTGCTAACACAGGACATAGTGATGGTAGTACCTGTGTAGTCAAACCAGGTCTTGTAGTTTCACTAAAAGGCACAGAAGATTGTAATAAATTGTTCCCTGACTGGGACATATGTAGTATAACAGGGGAATCTTGGGATAAAGTCGATGGTTTTCTTAAGATGAAGGAGAAGAATAGAGGAAAATACTTCGTTGCAGGGGAGGAAGACAACGATGACCTGATAGAATACATGGATAGTTGGTTATCACACTGGCAAGTATACGTTGAGGAGTCAGTTTTTGATGTAAACATGCTAGTTATTGATGAAAAGAACATCATATGCAATGGTTATAACGAGAAAGTGTTCAAATATTTTGAAAAACATGGTGTTACTCCACACATTGTAAATATGAGACATAGATACTTCTGGGATGGAGGTCTACATTGCGTAACCTCAGACTTATCTCGTGAAGGAGAGCGAAAAGACTACTTCCCTGACAGAAATTACGTTTCAGATCTTATAGCATGAAGGATTTACTCCAAGATTGGTTTGATTTTTTACAAAAACCGAACAAATCATTTGATAATATGCCACCTTGTCCCTTTGCTAAGTCGGCATTCCAAAGAAAGAAGATAGAGATAGTAGAATACAAGAATATGCTCACAGTTATAGAGTATATGATGAAACCATGGGAGAAGGAGGTGGTTATATTTGTTATGCAGGACTACGGTGCAGCATATTTGCAGTGGTTAGCAATCAAATTAGGTATCATGTACCCCGATTTTATATTCTTAGAGGATCATCCCGACCTAGAAGAGAATATTAACGGTCAAATTATGAATAGTGGTAAAGTATTGCTGCTAGTACAGGAAAGAAAGGAGTTAGAGGACGCAAGAAGGGACTTGATGAAGACAAAATATTACGATAAGTGGACGTTGGAACTCAAACAAAGGATATTCAACAGGTAAATATATGTTATACTAAGTTTTTATGGAGGAACTGGTGTCTGAAGGAGTATCTGATCTTTGGGATGATATGGGCACACTAAACTCATTGTATAGTGAAATGTGTTGGAAAAATGATGAACCTATTGAGTTTATCCCTGACTACGAGAACGATTGTATTATTATTAGGCGAAAAAAATGGAACTAAAAGACTGGTTGAAGTCTATCAACGAGACTAAAACCAATCTTATTGATAATGACTCTACACTTGAACCAAAATACTTACCATATATCGTGAACAGATGTATGTCTGGTCAGATAGACACTTTGATGTTTGCAAATGAGATGAACATCAGTAATCATCTAGATAACAAGTTACAATACGATTTTTTACTATATACTTTGAGGAAAAAGAAGAGATTTTCTCCTTGGATGAGAAAAGATGAACTGTCTAACCTTAGTATTGTGAAGGAATACTACGGGTACAGTGATGAAAAAGCAAGACAAGTTCTACCTCTACTTACCGAAGACCAACTCAACATTATTACACGACGGTTGAATACCGGAGGATTGAAATGACTTTTGAAAACAATTTTGCTTGGTCTCCTGACAAAATGGTTGAGATAATACTCAAAGAACCTGATGATTTTCTAAAGGTTCGTGAGACTCTCACCAGAATTGGAGTGGCATCAAGAAAAGAGAAGAAATTATACCAGTCATGCCACATATTACATAAGCAAGGTAGGTATTACATAGTGCACTTCAAGGAATTGTTTGCTTTAGATGGTAAACATGCTAACTTGACAGAGAATGATGTACAAAGACGTAATAGAATTATCAGATTACTTGTAGATTGGGGTTTAGTAGGCATATCTGACTCTGGATTAGAGTCAATATCTAATATGTCATCATTGAATCAAATCAAAGTTATCTCATTTAAGAATAAAAAAGATTGGGTGCTAGAAACAAAATATAATATTGGTAAGAAGAAAACCACAACGGGTGAGTAAACCAAAACTTATAATTTGTGCAGGGACAGGGTGGTCTGCCACTAGATCCCTTATGTTTTCATTGGAGGGATATAATCATGGGTTGTGTAAAGAGGATCATATATTGTATGGATTATCTCTAAAGTCTAATAAAAGAAAATATGATAATTTTATCAATGATTTGATGACTATTGATAGAGAAAAAACATATAGATTCACTCATCAAGGTCAGACAGTAGAGAAATATATTGATCTATATCTTAGAAATTCTGTTGATCATAAAGGGGTTACTGATTTTACAAATGCTAATCAAATACTAAATCCATTTTTCCTCAAGAGAATAAGATCAAGATTACATGATGCATTTGATGTCAAGGTAGTGATGATCTTTAGAGATCCTGTTAGGAGATTGTTTTCAGAGGTCTCTGCATTCTATAATAATAAGTGGGTAGAAACTGATAGTACATCATGTAGAGATTACTTTATGAAAGTATTGCGTGAGGGGAGTGCTACATGTTCAGAGAAATATACTTTATATTATAACAACTGGAAAAATTCAGGGTATAATATACATCCTATAAAGATGGAAAGAATTTACTCAGGTGATAAAAGAGATCTTGAAAAATTTTTAGGACATTCTATAGACTTATATCCTACAGCATACTACCCAGAAAGAGGAGTTGATGCTCCTTTATTAGAGGGTATGAAATGTCAGAAGTCAGATACTGAAATTTTATCTAAAGAAGACTATCAATATGCTAGAGGCATTCTCAACCACGAATACCAAGGTTTTTATAATCATATCTGAACATAACATAGGTAAAACTAAAACAACTACTAAATAAAAACGTCACCATTCGTGCGTGACACGCTACATACGGATATACGCTACCGAAAAAGGGGGTTTCCACGACCCCCTTTTTCATGTCTGGTCATATAATTAGTATTGTCGCCTACGGGGACATTACAATTAGACGCTTTAGGAGGTCACCATGTTCGGAAACGGATCTATAACTTTGTCTGTGCCTGACACACAGAAGTATCTTGAGAAGATACAAAGAAACATGATTGGATTTGATGATTGGTTCAATGAGTTCGATCAACACTTCGCAAACACAAACTACCCACCTTATAATAGTATAAAGGTATCAGAAAACCAATATAGGTTGGAAGTAGCACTAGCAGGATTCAAGAAAGACAACATCAAAGTCTTCACACAGGAAGGCAAACTTACAATAGAAGGTAAGAAAGAGGATGGTGTTGCACATGACTATGTTCATAAAGGATTAGCACAAAGAGCATTTACTCGTACTTGGGCATTACCTGAGGAACTTGTTATTGAGAGTGTAAAATTTGAAGATGGTCTATTGTTAGTAGACATCAAGAAGGTTTTACCAGAATCACAACAACGTAAAGACTGGCTCTAAATAATACTACAACACGGTAGTATTGAGTGTACAAGAAAGTCTTACATCATATAAAAGCGTCAGATCTACGGGAAACCGCAGGTCTGACTTTGCGTTTTAGGGACGAATTGAATGATAAGTTCTGGGTAAATGGTGCTTTGAGACCTCAAGTTCGTAAATCTATTATGAACTTTGCCAAAGCATTTGCTGACTACGTAGATCTGAATGACAGAGCAGTAGTTGATGTGCTTATGTTAGGTGGTAATGCAGGATATAATTATACAAAATATTCTGATATAGATGTTCATCTAGTGGTAGATACAAACTATATTCCTCAGTGTGACCCATTATTTCTTGATGATTACTACATGGATAAGAAGACATTGTGGGAATTGACTCATGATGTAAAGATATATGGTGTCCCAGTAGAACCATACATCGAAAGACCAGGTGTTACACGTAAGAAATGTCAGGGTGTGTATAGTGTATTGAAGGGATACTGGGTACAGGAACCAACAAAGTTTGAAGATGACTTTGATGAGAATGAGTTGATGAAGAAGGTGAATAACATCAAGAATAAGTTGGATACACTAATAAAATCTGAGAAACCAGAGGCATTGAAAACAATTGTGAATAAAATAAGGATGGCAAGAGCATCATCACTAGATCAATATGGTGAATATGGTTTTGAAAATCTTGTGTTCAAAGAATTACGTAACAGTGGGTACATAGACAAAGTACGTAGTTCTATGCTATCCTTGAAGAACAAAAGTTTATCCTTATTATGATAAAGGTTATATTATTCAAGAACAATCTCGTTCTTATCTCTAGATTAGAAGAGGTAGGGTCTGAGATGGGTGAACCAGACTGTAAACTTATAGATCCTTTTGAACTCAAGGGTGAGTTCTTAGAATCATGGCCATCATTCAGTATGCAAAGAGAAATGATGGTTCACTCAGATAGTTTCCTCACTATTTTAGAACCAGATAAAGCACAATTAGACAAGTATCAAGCACTGATAGCACCAAGCAAGAAGGGTTGATGAGATACTATACCAATGTTCAGATGGTCGGTAACGACTTTCTGGTACGTGGATATGAAAATGGTAAATCGTTCACTACCAGAGAGAAATATAACCCTACACTTTTTGTACCAAGCAAGAAGAGAACAAAATATAAAACATTAGATGGCAAATATTTACAGAGTGTCAAACCTGGTTCTGTAAGAGACTGTAGAGAATTTTATAGGACACATGGTGAGGTAAAAGGATTTGAAATATTTGGAAACAATAGATACATCTACCAATATATCTCTGACAAATACCCAGAGAAGGAAATAGTATTTGATATCAACAAGATCAAACTTGTAACGATTGATATTGAGGTCAAATCAGAGAAGGGATTCCCTACAGTACAGGCATGTGATGAGGAGATGCTTTGCATCACACTACAGGACTATGCTACTAAAAGGATATTGACATTCGGTGTAGGTCCTTACCATCATAATGACAAGATGGTCAAGTATGTGCAGTGTAATGATGAATATGATATGCTCCAGCATTTTATAACATACTGGTCAGCAAATCCACCAGAAGTTGTGACAGGATGGAACTGTCAGTTATATGATATAGCATATCTTGCTAAAAGAATTACCAGAGTTCTAGGTGAGAAGTCATGTAAAAAATTATCACCATGGGGTCTAGTAACTCATGAAGAAATTTATCTACAGGGTAGAGCACACACCGTATATGATATTGGTGGTGTCACAGTTTTAGATTACCTTGACTTATATCGTAAGTTTACATACAAAGCACAGGAGTCATACAAACTAGATTACATTGGTGAAGTAGAACTAGGTAAGAAGAAGTTAGATCACTCTGAGTATGACACATTCAAAGATTTTTATACTAAAGCATGGAATAAATTTGTAGATTACAACATCCAAGACGTTAGACTTGTTGATGCTCTGGAAGAGAAGATGAAGTTGATTGAACTTGCTGTAACTATGGCGTTCGATGCTAAAGTAAACTTTACTGATGTCTTCTATCAGGTTCGGATGTGGGATATGATAATATATAATGACCTAAAACGAAAAGGTATTGTTATACCACCAAAGAAAGATGAATCAAAAAGTGAAAAGTATGCTGGAGCGTATGTCAAAGAACCTAAACCCGGTATTTACGACTGGGTTGTTTCTTTTGACCTCAATAGTTTGTATCCTCATCTTATTATGCAGTACAATATATCTCCAGAAACTCTTCTAGATGAGAGATATCCTAATGTAAGTGTTGATAAGTTACTGAATGAAGAGGTAGACCTATCTGGTTTAGATGGTGTGACTGTGTGTCCTAATGGTGCCATGTTTACTACAGAGAAACAAGGGTTCCTACCTAAGTTGATGGACAAGATATACAGTGAACGTGTTGTCTTCAAGAAGAAGATGATCAAAGCAAAGAAAGCATACGAGAAGAACCCTAGTAAAGAATTAGAAAGAGAAATATCTAGATGTAATAATATACAGATGGCAAAAAAGATACAACTAAACAGTGCTTATGGTGCTATCGGTAACAACTATTTCAGGTATTATAAATTAGAGAACGCTGAAGCTATAACGCTAGGCGGTCAGTTCTCTATTCGCTGGATTGAGAATAGAATGAACAAGTACATGAACAAATTACTAAAAACTAAGGAGATTGATTATGTTATTGCTAGTGACACTGACTCTATCTATTTGCACATGGGTCCTCTGGTTGAAGTTATATACAAAGAACGAGAGAAGACTACTGAGGGTATTGTTGGGTTCCTTGACAAGGTCTGTGAAGTGGAACTTGAACGGTATATTTCGAGTTCTTACGAAGCGTTGGCCACGTACGTCAATGCCTTTGAACAGAAAATGTTTATGAAGCGTGAGACAATAGCAGAGAGAGGTATATGGACAGCGAAGAAAAGATACATTCTAAATGCATGGGATATAGAAGGTGTGAGGTTTGCAGAACCTAAGTTGAAGATTATGGGAATAGAAGCAGTCAAATCTTCTACTCCTGCACCATGTAGAGAGATGATAAAGGATGCTTTGAAACTTATAATGAGTGGTACAGAAGATAATGTAATAGATTATATTGATGACATGAGAACTAAATTCAAAAATATGAATCCTGCTTTAGTTGCCTTCCCTAGGTCTTGTAACAATGTGGACAAATATCATAGTAATTTTTCAATCTATACAAAGGGAACTCCCATACATGTTAGAGGATCTTTACTGCATAATCACTACGTCAAAAAGTATAAATTAGAAAACAAATACTCATACATACAAAATGGGGATAAGATTAAATTTTGTTATCTTACAAAACCTAACCCGATTCAAGAGAACGTAATATCTTTCAATGGTGATTTTCCTACAGAACTAGGACTGAACAAATACATCGATTACACTTTGATGTTTGAGAAGAGTTTCGTTGAACCTCTCAAGGCAGTCTTAGATGCAATAGGATGGTCAGTAGAAAGGCAAGCAACACTTGAAAGTTTTTTCATGTGATGCTATAATATAATTTTACATCATGTTATGGACTTACCTATAGACGACAAAGAGTTTGACTACATCGTATACTCGCTATGGAAGTGCAGAAAAACTGAAAAACAATGTGGTGATTTGTACGAAAAATTAGCATTGGTGAAGGAATACAAAGATCAAGGTTTACCTTACAAGAAAATACTCAGAGAAAAACACGGTATCGTAGCATGAAAATGAAATTGTATGGAGCAACAGGCAAGGGCAGACTTCCTACGTTAGGATCTCTATTCGATATAAAAAATTACCCAAAGTTTAATGTAGCACTACACCAGAGTAGGTGGCCAGTGGTATGGTGGGATGAGAAGGTCGAAGCAAGAAGAAATAAAAAACGTATTCAACAACAAAAGATAGATAGATTATATCCTAAGGTATAATGTTTTTTGAAAAAGTGAGTTTGGTCACGGGTGGGTTTGATCCTATCCACAGTGGTCATATACAATATTTTGCTAGAGCAAAAGATCTATCAAACTACCTAGTGGTTGGTTTGAATGGTGATCCATGGTTGACTAGAAAGAAGGGTCAGTATTTTCAGAGTTGGACAGAGCGAGCAGATATAATAAGACATTTGGATATGGTTGACGCTGTGATATCATGGGATGATGCTGATGATTCTGCCTGTGGTGCAATAGATAAGTGTCTTGATATAGCACAGGAAGTTATCTTTTGCAATGGTGGAGACAGAGGCAAGGGGAACACCCCAGAACTTGACAAATTCCAAAACAATGATAGAGTTAAGTTTGAATGGGGTATCGGTGGTACAGATAAAATGAACAGCAGTTCATGGATTCTCCACGGATACTTTGAAAGACAACGTAAACTTCTTGGCATATGAATTGTTGGCACTGTCAAACAGAACTGATTTGGGGTTGTGACTTCGATGGATCAGACTATGGATGTGAGGAAGACTATTCTATAGTCTCTACATTCACATGTCCTAAATGTGAATCATATGTGGAAGTTTATTACCCAAATAAAAACTAATGGATTTTTTAAAAGACGTTATCAAGGAGATTGGAGATGATTACGCCACGGTTGCGAACAAAATCGATGATACGGAGAGAACAGTTGACACAGGTTCTTACATACTCAACGCTCTTGTTAGTGGCAGTGTCTTCGGTGGCGTTAGTGGCAATAAGATTACAGCCATTGCTGGAGAAACCTCAACAGGAAAGACTTATTTCTCCCTCGCAATCGTCAAGAACTTCTTAGACAAGCATCCCGATGGTGGTGTTATGTATTTTGACACAGAGTCTGCAATCACAAAAGGATTGTTAGAGTCTCGTGGTATAGACCTAGAACGTGTAGGTATTATAAATGTAGTTACAATAGAACAGTTTCGTAACAGAGCACTAACCGTCGTAGACAAATATCTTGGTTTGGAAGAATCAGATAGAAAACCTATGATGTTTGTATTAGACTCTCTTGGCATGCTCTCCACAGAGAAAGAGATTAAAGATGCACTGGATGATAAGCAAGTCCGTGACATGACTAAATCTCAACTTGTGAAGGGTGCATTTAGAATGTTAACTCTCAAATTAGGTCAAGCAAATGTCCCACTCATTGTCACAAATCATACATACGATGTCATCGGAGCTTATGTTCCAACTAAAGAAATGGGAGGAGGTAGTGGACTCAAGTACGCAGCAAGTACAATCATATATCTCAGCAAGGGAAAAGAAAAGGATGGCACGGAAGTCATCGGAAATATTATCAAAGCGAAGACTGTCAAGTCTCGTCTAAGTAGAGAGAATCGTCAAGTTTCTATACGTCTATACTATGATGAACGTGGTTTGGATAGATACTATGGACTGCTAGATCTTGCAGAGAAGCATGGTGTTATAAAGAAGGTTGCTAATAGGTATGAAATTGATGGTAAAAAGGTATACGCTAAAGAGGTATACAAAAATCCTGAGAAATATTTTACACCAGAACTAATGCAAGCATTAGATGAGGTATCAGTCAAAGAGTTTACATATGGAGGTGAATAAGTGACGGAAAGAGTTCCTCTTACCATCCTCAAAAATCTTATTCACAACGAAACATACACACGACAGGTCATACCTTTCATCGAACCTGATTATTTTGAAGAAAGGACAGATCGTATTGTTTTTGAAGAGGTTGCAAAGTTTTTGAATGAATATGATAAGACTCCTACTAAAGAAGTCTTGCATATTGAGGTAGAAAAACGAGTAGATGTTACTGAGGAGGAGTATAGAAATATAGAACAACTTATATCTGCACTTGATACGGAAGTGTCAGAGTCAAAATGGTTGCTTGATACTACAGAAGATTGGTGTAAACAGAGAGCGATATACTTAGCACTTATCAAGAGTATACAGATTGCTGATGGGCAAGATGAACACAAGAAACCAGAAGCAATCCCTGCTATACTGTCAGATGCACTGGCAGTTGGATTCGACCAACATGTTGGTCATGATTACATAGATGATTCGGAGGATCGTTATGCTTACTACCACAGAGTCGAGAACAAAATACCATTTGATCTCGAATACTTCAACAAAATTACCTCAGGTGGGATCTCTGATAAGACTCTCAATATCGCTCTCGCTGGTACTGGTGTTGGTAAGTCTTTATTCATGTGCCATGTTGCTAGTTCATGTCTTGTACAGGGTAAAAATGTCCTGTATATCACTCTTGAGATGGCAGAGGAAAAGATTGCAGAGAGGATAGATGCAAACCTACTTGACACTAATATAAAAGACATTGCAGAATTACCTGAGAAAATATTCAACAAAAAGATAACAAATCTATCTAAAAAGACAGAGGGTAAGTTGATTGTCAAGGAATATCCTACTGCATCAGCACATTGTGGACACTTCAAGTCACTATTGCAGGAGTTGAAGTTGAAAAAATCTTTCTCTCCTGATATAATATTTGTAGATTACCTAAACATCTGTGCTTCATCACGTTATAGGAGTGCAGTCAACGTAAATTCCTATTCATATGTCAAAGCAATCGCAGAAGAACTTAGAGGACTTGCTGTTGAATTTAGTCTTCCAATTGTCTCAGCTACGCAAACTACTAGGTCTGGTTTTGCTAGTTCTGACCCTAATCTTACTGACACAAGTGAATCTTTTGGTCTCCCTGCCACTGCTGATCTTATGTTTGCTCTTATTAGCACAGAAGAGTTGGAGGGACTTAATCAAATAATGGTCAAACAGTTGAAGAATCGCTACAATGATCCGACAATCAACAAAAGATTTGTTGTAGGCATTGACAGAGCGAAAATGAGACTGTATGATGTAGAACAGGGAGCACAACAAGATATTGTAGAAGATATCGAAGTTGTACAACACAATAAAAAAGAACAATCACAATCCAAATCCAAATTCGATGACTTCAAATTTTGATAAGTATGTTCGTTTCGTAAATCAAGTTACGAGTGACGAATCTAAAGATGCTGTAGCATTCATGAACCGTATACAAGACCTGAAGGAGCAGAAGACTGAAATGCATCGTCTTTTGACAGGAGCAGTAGGTGTATGTTCTGAAGGTGGAGAGTTTTTAGAGATAGTAAAGAAGATGATCTTCCAAGGCAAACCATGGGACGAGGCAAATATACATCATCTCAAGATAGAACTAGGAGATATCATGTGGTATGTTGCACAGTGCTGCATGGCATTAGATGTACCTCTTGAGGAGATAACTGACATGAATATTGATAAGTTATCTAAGAGATACCCTAACGGTATGTTCCAAGAGTACTATTCGGAGAACAGAAAAGAAGGTGACCTCTAGTTATTGTATAACTTGTCTTAAGATAGGCGACAAATTTGACCATTCATATGTGAATAATCTTTATGGTATGATAAGTCGCCAGTCTGATGCAGATTTTTATTGTTTCACTGACAATCCTGAGGGAATTGATCCCAAAGTAAATACTATAGAGATAGACGTTAGTGAGTATCAATCATGGGATAATTGGTGGGCAGCGTGGTGGAAGATAGTGCTCTTCGTTCGTCCTGAGTTGGAAAAGTATGAGAGAAAGATCTTTTTTGACTTAGATGTTATCATTCACGGAAATATTTCACAAATACTTGACTTCAATAGTAACTTTGCATTAGTATACAGTACGTGGAAGGGAGTTCCCTTCAAAATGAAGTACCCACACAAGAGTTTATTCAACTCAAGTGTTATAGTTTGGAAAAACGCTACATCAATATATGAGTATTTTATGCAAAACGCAAAACATTATGTGTCTAAATATGCAGGAACGGATGATTTTTATCACAACGAGAAAATCAAGAGAGAACAACTACCGCACTGCATATATTCCTACAGGGATGGAGAAAAACCAAATCAATTAAATAGTTTTATTTTGAGACAGAACAAAGCAATAGCACTCTTACATCAGAGACCAAAGAACCATGAATTGAGTGAATCAGAACATCCAATAGTGAAGCACTGGAAGGTTTATATATAAATTTACGAGGAGTGATGCTGCCTGTCTAAAAAAGATCGTCGTTCACAACTACTATATCAAAAAACATTATGTCTTTTGTTAATCCTAAGTGGTTCGAGCGTTTTCCTCGCACCATTACTAAAGCAGTTACTTGGCGTAGCTGGATGATGGTTACTAACAGTGTAATCGGTTGGATCGTTTCGGGTGATCCTTGGAAAGGTCTTACAATAGGACTTATGGCACTCGTCATAAACTCCACACTCTATATTCTACATGAGCGTCTCTGGAACAGAAACGACTGGCAGCGTAGAACAACTTCTGCTACAGAGAAAGTTTACATCTAATAAATACTATTAGTAAAACTATTCCTAAGGGGTAATTTATGAAAACAATTAGATGGGTTCTAGCACACGAACCAATTGAATTGTTTCTAAGAGCTGCGAGAAAGTTCAAGGCATCTATGGAAGCAATCGCACCAGGTGCTTTGAACATTGAAATTCTCACACTCTCTGAGTACGCTGAGAAGTATAATAACGGTGAGTCAATTACTAAGCACGACTTACTAGATCTAATGGCAGAAGGGAAGATTGAGGTCTCCCAGATGTATACCTCAACATTAGGTCGTAAGCACAACAAAGATTTCTGGGCATTAGATATGCCATTCTTGTTCCGTGATCATGATCACGCAAGTCATGTCTTTGAAGGTCCTATTGGTAAGTCACTACTTGATGGTTTAGCAGATCCTGCTAAAGGTGAAAAGGGCGGAGTAAAAGGCTTAGCGTTCACATACTCAGGCGGATACAGAAACATCCCTGCAAACGCAGAAATACATAAGATCGAAGACTTTGAAGGACTTGAGTTACGTTGTAACAAATCTCCTATCGCTATCGAAACTCTAGAATGCGTTGGTGCTAAGACAGTTCCAATCGAATTAGAGCAGATCAACGAAGGAGTTCAGTCTGGAATTATCGTTGGTGGAGAGTCAACATACCCTCGCTTTTTTGGATTGAAGCAGAATGAGTGTATGAATACAATCAACGACACATCACACAGTCTATTCCTTACATCAATCATTGTAAGTGAAGGGTTCTGGAACTCTCTAGACAAAGATCTTCAAGATAAGATCCAAGACGCATCATTCGATGCTGCTAGAGCAGAAAGAGTTTGGTCTGTGGAAGACATTGACTTAGTCAAGTCTGCATGTGCCGATGAGAACATCAACGTTGTCACTATGAGCGACGAAGAGAAGTCTAGATTCAAAGAAAAGACAGCATACATCTATGACAAGTATGCACACTTGTTCCCAGAGGGACTTGTGGATTCTATAAAAGAAACAAAGTAATTCCACAGTGCATGGAATTGTAGGGAGTCTTCGGACTCCCTTTTTTTTGTGTCTATATAATACATAGAATCCTTTTATAATGCAATTTCTTGAGTGGCCATCTCAATATATGTCTAGTGCAAGGTATTTTGATACTCCTAGATATCAGATGTTCTTTCTCAAGGAAGAGAATGAGTTGAACAAATGGATGGGATTGAGATGTATATGTAGAGCAGGATTATTACCAACAAAAAGAAAGTACACAGTTATATCACCACTACCAGATTTTGTAGACAATAATTTTCATACTGATATGACTGTAGATGATTGTTGTAGAGATGCAGCAGATCTATGTGTCAAATATGCTGACGGTAGAGCGATAAATCTCTTGTGGTCTGGTGGTATTGATAGCACCACTGTATTTTATGCCTTACACAACACAGGTCTTACCATAAATGTACACTGTGATCCTCAGGTAAAGAAGGAAGCACCATTCATATACAGTAAACTAGAAGATTATAGTAATATGAATGTTATCATGCACCATCACGATAATGCTCAAGACTGTCACCCCTATGAAGCGGGGATGAGTGTAAGAAAAGGTATACAACCTTTTATAAATGAGGACAATATATTTGTGACAGGTGAGGTTGGTGATCAAATATTTGGCACAGGTAAGATATTTGCTTTTCCATTAGACAAATGGGATAGAGATTATAGGGAGAGCATACCTGAGAGAATAGATGAACTGACTTATGATACTATGCACTATGCCTTGAACAAAGAGGGTGTTAGTCTAAAGCAATGGATGTGGGCAGGAAGTTATATGTTCAAATATCAGACAGCAGTAGTCCGTAGCGTCAGATACTATGGTGCTGTAGCATCTTATGCTCCATATAATAATTGCTTCCACTTCTTTGATACACCTAACTGGAATAGATATGGACACACTAATCAAGATGAGAATAGTTCTTGGCAAAAACCAAAAGAGTATAAGATGCCACTCAAACAATGGATATACGAACAAAATGGTGATGAATATTATAGAGATAACAAACTAAAGTTCCCATCATCTAACAGAAAGAGATTATATGACAATGATCTTGATGGTTTGCATGATAATGAGGAGTGGTTTGCACTTCAAAAGTCTGTCTTTGGGGGTAATATGTAGTGGGATACACAGAATGGGATGAAAATATATTAGAGTCTATGCATCCAGACCGTAACAACCATTCATGGTCTGAAGATGGTAGTCTTGAACCTCCTTATGATTATAAATGGAGCACTGAATATATGCCTAGGAAATTGAGAAACATCAATAATGATAAGTGGAAGAGTTATAGAGGTAAATTTAATCACAAAGAAGAGGCACTCAACTTATACTTTGGTAATAGATGCATATGTAGAAGAGGTAAAATTCAAACCAAGCAAAAATACAAAATAATATCACCACTACCAACCAATCTACACACTGACATGTCACTTGATAATGTGTGTGAGGATTCTGTCAACCTCATTAATGATAATTCTAAGGGTAGAAAGATAAACCTATTGTGGTCTGGTGGTATTGACAGCACTGTTGCTCTATATGCTTTTGCTAGAACAGACATACCCATCAATGTGCATTACGATGTTTCAGCAAAGCAGGAGTGTCCAACAGGATGGGATGCTTTGGAGTCAGGTAGATATAGTAACATAACTGCTATCAATCATGGATACGTCAACGAGAGATTTGCTCTAAGAACTCCTTTGGTTCCATATGCAAAAGATACTGGTAATATATTTGTTACAGGTGAGATAGGAGACAATATAATGGGTTCAGCAAGAGTATTTTTATACCCAAAAGAAGTTAGAAATGATCATTTCAATAAGGTAGTGCCTGAATGGGTTACAAAGATACTACATCAGTCACTAATGTGTGTTTTGAATAAGAAAGATGTTAGTCTAAAACAATGGACTTGGGCATGGGCATTCATGGTCAAGTATCAATACTGTCAGGTTAGATGTCATGAGCAATATAATATAGCACCTTATCCACCACTCAGTAATGCGTTTCACTTCTTCGATACACCTAACTTTCAGAGGTGGGCGGTCACAAATCAGGACGAGATAAACAGTTGGCAAGAAATACCTGAGTACAAAATGACATTGAAGCAGTTTATATACGAACAAAATGGTGATAAGGAATGGAGGGATAACAAACTAAAGACCCCATCATCTAATAGACGTAGGGTACAAGGAGGATTCAATTTTGAAGATCAAGTAACTGGACTTGAATTGAATAAACAATATATAAAAGTGATAAAGAGAACCTTTGGATCAAATACTCCAGACGTAGAGGGTTTGTCCGAAAAAGAAAGAAGAGCAATGTACTAATGATAGACAGAGGTAAACAATTTGAATTTGCTGTAATGAAATCTGCTTATAGTAGGTTAAAAGAACCTAGTCTTACTAAGCAATCCATGCTGAACTATTTCAATGGTCAACCCATAGAGTCTGCTATTCAAAATGCAGCAGATAAAATGGTAGATAGGATAGGTGGGAGTAGAAATACTATTTTAGGTAATGATAGATTCTATGATTCTTTTATATTGATGGGTGGACAAAGACCTGAACCAAAAACAGATATCATATTCAGAAAAAGTGGTGTCAAACATAGATGCTCTCTAAAATATGGTGGTAGATTTCAATTATCTTCTGCTGGTATAGAGAGTTCTATAAAGGTGATGACTGGTGTGCTAACAAAAGTATCTTTTAGTGGTGGTCTTGGTGGATTAGAAGTAAAGAGAGTAGCCTCAGTTCTTTCAGAACTATCAGAAATATTTCAAGGACCTAAAAGACAAGAGAAACCTATAATGGATAGACTTATGAGAGAAGCAAAAAAGGAGGGTGGTATAAATGAAAGACTGCAAGATATCTTAGGATCAAGAAAACTGCCACAGGGGTCAAAAGTATATCAAGCATTCAAGGAGGAGTTAGTCAGGGAGGCATTGACAGGTAGGATTGCATTTGGTGCCAACAATGACAAGACTGCTAACTTTATATTGACTGATAAGTATCTACGTAGGATAGATGCTACACTTGTAAGAGAGGTCACATCAAAGACTCATGTAGATATTCGACCCAAAGGTCGAGGAATAACTAAGGAGGGTATTAAATTAAATGAAGCAGTCGTCCGAATTGAATCAATTGATTGATGAGTTAATCGAAGTCTATAAGACACAGAAGTCTCGTCGAAAGCAAATCATGGTTAAGGAAGTTGAAGACTTCCAACGTTTTTTCTATGCTATAACTGGAGCCATAGATAAATATAAGCAAATGCAATATGTTGGACTGCATTATATTGAATCCAACAAAAAATCAATCTACGAAAAATTGAAGTGAAACAGTTCACACAATTCATAACCGAAGCAAGAACCACTAAGGCATCGCAAGAAGCGAAGCGTTTGGGTCTTGTTGGTGATGGTCATGGAGACTGGTATGACAGACAAGGAAACCTGAAGGCAAAGACTGTCAAGGGTGAACTTAAGATGTTCAGTGGTCAAGGCAGTGGTGATGATGAGATGGGCACTGCTGGATCAAGTGCAGCAGCAACAGTTGCTAAACGTGGTTCTGGTGATGACGGACCTTCACTTGCAAGTAAAGTTGCAGCGAGGTCAGTACAAACAGCACAACCTAATCCAAACTCTGCCAATGGACAGGCAAAGGCAGCACTACAGAATGTCAGTAGAGAGAACCCACTTACGATTGCGTTCGATAAATTTGACAAAGATGATGTCACCGACAATATACTTGCTACAGTGGAGGAAGTATCAGGTGGCGAATACTTCTACATATTCCCAAGTAGAGACACTGAAATTGAGGAACTAAAAAATGCATATCCTAAGATTAGCGAGTCCATCGTTGACGATGCAAACGCAGAAACAATCTATGACGTCTTACAATCACTCTATGAAAATGGATTTGACGCAATTAATATCGTTGTACGACAATCCAGAGCCAAAGAAATCTCAGAGCTAGCATTGAAAGCAAACGGTCAACTCTACAATTATATTATGATGAACGTCATACCTGTAGATGAACGTACTATAAGAGAGCAATATTTGGCAGGAGATATATTCAAAAATGGTTCAATGATTGAGTCACACAGTAGAGTGGGACAGATCTTTAGACGTGGTGCTAACCATCTAATTTGTGTTGATGAGAATAAAGAAATTTTTAGAGCATGGATATCAGAGGCAAAAGAAGTAGACAAACTATTCCTGCCACTTGATTTTTGATAAATAATACGATAAGACTTAGGAAAGAAATGAGTAATCCCTTTACACAAGTATACGATGATCTAAGATCACCTTATTTGCAAGAGAAGAAAGCAAAGAAAGATTATGATGGTGATGGTAAGATTGAAAGTGGTTCTAAAGAACATGCTGGTGTAGTTCATAATGCTATACAGAAGAAGAAGGGTGGCACACCAGATGGTAAGGATACTCGTACCGAGGGTAAAGACTATGGACTTTACAAAGGGGATGGTAAAGTAAAGATCGGTCAGAAAGAAGAGAAGAAACCACCAAGAACTGCTAAAGGTGCTATGGCATATGATGGTCCTAACAAGGCAGCATCTGAAGCAAGAGATAGAATCATCGCTAAGACTAAGGCAAAGAGAGCGAAGTTAAAGAAGGAAGACTGGAGAGCAGACTTAGGGTTTGAAATAGTTGAGCATCATCAAAAGGATGAAGATGGTAATGTCCTTGAGCATGAAAATGAAGCAGATGGAACACCTAGTTCTGTAGAGGAAGCAGTAAAGGGAGAGAAGTTAGACATCAAGACAACAGGTGTAAAGAACAAGGTCGAGATCAATCCTGAGATGAAGACTGAGGCAAGAGATAGATTACTAGAGAAGATGTCTCAAGCAAGTAAGAATGTAGGGACTACCAAGTGTTGGTCAGGTTATAAGAGAGCAGGGACACAAATGAAGAAGGGAAAGGTTGTTCCCAAGTGTGAAAAAGAAGAGACTATCGTAGAGAAAAGGGGTCTCTGGGACAATGTCCATGCTAGACGTAAGGCAGGAAAACCAAAGAGAAAGCCTGGTGATAAGAATTATCCAAAGACATTGGACGTTGAGTCTTATACCATGCTTGATAAGGTAGAGGACGAAGCACTCAAATTGTTCAATGCTAAATGAAAAAGCAGTCTCCCGAAAACAACAAAGATTCTTCGGGATGGTTAGAGCGGCTCAGAAAGGTGAGGCGAAAGCTACCTCACCTGAGGTTGCCAGAACTGCTGCCAGCATAAAGATAAAAGATGCAAAAAAATTTGCATCAACCAAACATAAAGGACTACCTGAAAAGAAAATGAAAAAGGAATCTGTAAGTGAAGACGCTAAAATGAGGAGGCAGAGTGATGAGAAACTCGCTGCTGCTCATAAGAAGTTTAGTAGTATGGATCAGAGTCCTGCTAACTCTTTCATGAAGAAAAGAATAGAGAAGGAAATCAATAGAAGAAAGAAGACTGTAAAAGAAGCTGCAGAACTAAAGAAAGCGAAGATAAATTATAAGACCACTAAGAAAGGTGGTAAGACAACTTATCATGTCAATAAAAATGATGAGGCAGATGCACAAAAAGCAATGAAGAATGATCCAAAATATATTCTTGGTAAGACTAGAGTGAAACCTGTAAAGGAAGATAAGGAAGCGTATCATACCATGTCTACTAAAGAGTTCAACAAAACTCACAGAGATTTCAAGAGTGGTTCAAAGAAGAAGGGTAATGCAAGAGTAACAAAGGGAGTCACTAATCCATCAGGTACTACTACACCTGTGTCCAGACGTGTAAAGTTTTCTGACGAGTACATATATGAATTAGACTTGAAGAAAATAGGTAAGAAGATAGTCAATAAAGCAAAAGAGGTCTGGAACAGACCTATCATGAAGGATTATCCTACAAAAAAACAGTGGACTGATGCAGTAAAATCTGGAACAAGTCATCAGTATGAAGGTGCATTCACTACTGGTGCAGCATTGACTGCTGCTGGTCTTGCTGCATGGAAGTTTTCTCAGGGTATGAGGGCAAGAAACCAGATGAAGAAGTCCATTGACACACCTGGCACTAGACTCAATAACATAAAGAAAGCAACCGATCAGAAGAATAAACTTCTTCAGCAATTGAATCAATCACACGAACCAGAAGGTAATGTGATATCTGAAAAACCTGGTGATGGTTATCTAGGTCCTACAGTGGGTAAGATAGGTATACCTAATCCAATAAGAATAGCAAAAGATGCTGTAGATCAAACTAACAGAGCTAATCTTAAGAAAGTAAACACTATCAATAAAATAAGTCCTGGTAGTGCTTCTATGCCTAAATTCAAGCAATTCAATAAGGATACCAGTGCTGCATACAAAAATTTATTCCAAAGTTACGAACCACAAGGTGATGTGGTAGAGGAAGGGTTCTATCAAAAAAGATATGCGGGTGTTGGTAAAGGTTATGAAACTGTGGGTAAAAATAAGAGGATGGATAAGTCAAATAAAAGATCTGGTGATAGTAAGAAGCAGTACAGAGAACTACATCAGGATCTAGCGAAGATAAAAAAGGAAGAGACTATTGTAGAGAAGAAAAAGATGGTCAAGATCAAGGTTACCAGACCTATCAAGACTAAGGTTACTGATGTAGGAGCTGGTGGTAAGGAGTATGTTAGAAAGGATTGGAGTGAAGAGAATCTAACTGAGATAAAGTTTAGTTTTAGAAAGACATCTAAACCTAAGACAGAAAAGAAACCACAGAAAGCACAAGACGCTGGTGCTAGAGGTAGAAGACTTCTTCAACGCAGAGAATATGCTCGCACAATTTCTGGTAGCGAGGACAGAGTTCCTGATGATCTAAGAGATAGTGTTCAGTATGAGGAGTCATGTGGTAATGGTGAGTACTATTGTCACGATGAGCAGAAGTGCAAACCCATACCTGAGGGACACAAGGTAGAGAAAGGTGGCAACCTTGTCAAAGAAACATCAGTAGCATTAAAGTTTGGAACAAGTGGAACAGATCTTAGTATTGGTGGTACATCTGTAAGAAATACAATCAAGAATGTAAAGACAGGAGTAACTGCTGTCAAGAACATCAAAAAAGATGGTCTCGTAAAAGGTCTTAAGAATACTTTCACTAAAACTAAGACAGAAAAACCATCCATAGCAAGTAACATTGACAATGCAATCAAGAACTTCAAGAAGGAAGATACTCAACACTTGCAGAATATAAAGAATGCAATCAAGACAAAGACTATGAATGGTAAACCACTAACTGATAAGCAGATAGAGGGTTTGAAAGCTGGTCTTACACAGGGAAACTGGAGACAAGATGGTAGTAAACGAGGAATGGAAGAGGGTGCTGCATGGACTAAGAAAGCGGGTAAGAATAAATCTGGTGGACTAAACGAGAAGGGTCGTAAGTCTTATGAACGTGAGAATCCTGGCTCAGATTTGAAAGCACCTAGTAAAAAGAAAGGTAACAAGAGAAGAGCATCATTCTGTGCAAGGATGAGTGGTATGAAGAAGAAGTTGACCTCTAAGAAGACTGCAAATGATCCTAATTCTAGAATCAACAAGTCTCTCAGAGCATGGAACTGTGAGTATGAACCTGAAACACCTATGCTACCTGAAGCAACTCGTCTAAAGAAAGAGAAGGGTTATGATAAAGGTGGTACTAAGAAACCTACAGGTGGTAAGAACAAGGACGAGGCACTAAACGCAGTTCTATCAAACATCAGAGCTAAGCATGGCAAGGGTGCTATCATGAGGAAGGGTAGTAATCAGCAAAAGAAAGTGAAGGGTCAGAAATCTACATCTGGTACAGGAAAGTATCTTGCCAAACATAAGGAGAAGCAACAACTCAAGAAAGATGCTAAAGAGATGGGTTATGGTAAGGATACAAAAGGATATGTAGAGACAAGAGCAAGGTATGGTAGTAAGGAGAACATGAAATCTGGTAAGGGATTGGGTACTTAAAGTAATATCCTATATAATATGAAGTTTAATGGATTATTATGTTTGGATTTCTACTACCATTTGCTACAAAAATCATCACTGATGCTGTAGACAAGATACCTGACAACGAGGAGTTGGGTGAAAAACTAATAGAGGTTTGTCTAATCATTCTAGGTAAAGCAGTAAAGCTTACAAAGACTGACATGGACGATAGACTACTTGAAACAGTAGCTAAGGCAATCAAAGCCAAAGGATAAATAGTAAAACGTAAAACAAGGAAAAGAACGACATGGCACTCTGGGGAGCATCAGATTCTGATGAATCTAAGCCAAAGAACTTGACAACTGCTGAGAAGAAAGAAGTCTTTGCTAACGCTAGTGGTTGGGTAAGAGAAGCTGGTTCAGCACTTAGTGGTAATGACAACACTGACGCTGATCCTGAACTCTTAGTCGCTATTAGTGGACTAGCGGTATCACTAGGTGCTGCTGACATCACTGAGATTGAATTTATATCTACAGCGTTTGACAAGTCTGCTGGTGGTGTACTACAAGTTAGAGTCAGATTCAATGAGGCAGTTGACGTAACTGGAACTCCTCAGTTGACTATCACTAACGATACAGTATCAAGAAACGTTACCGCTTCATACTCTAGTGGTACAACTACTAATGAATTAATCTTTAGTAAGACCATTGGTGCAGCTGCTAACGACACTAATGCTGGCGATGTACTATCAATTGGAGCAAACGCTGTAGGACTAAACGGTGGAACAATTAAGGATACAGGCACTAACACAGCGTCTACTATCACTAATTCTGCTGCTATCGGTACTGCTGCTGGATCTATAACAGTTGTAGCCTAAAAGGCAATGAATCTAAATGAAATTTGATGAACTAAATGATGACAATTATGTGCTATTTGCTATAAAACATTATGAAAATCCTCATGCTGCCACTATGGAAGACTTTGAGGAGGACTTAAAAAGATTCAAGTATATCAAAAGGTTGATGAAGAAATATGTAGTATCAGGAGAACTAAAGCATCACCTGATACTCAACCATATGATTATTTGTTTTAATGTATTTGGCGAAGGTGCAATACCGTTATTCTTCTACAAGATTGATAAAGAGTATTGGTCTCTTATCAAAACATTTTTGATATTCTTAAACCGAATACCAGATTTTCCTAAGTCTGGTCTAGATACCATAGAAATGCACAAGGAAGCATACGTTATTCTGAATTCTATCTAATGAAGGATTGGAAAACCATAAGAGAAGAGATGATGACTACCGATCCTGGTAATACTGGGAAGGCAGGATTCTCATCGAAAGCAGATGACGAAGGTCCTGTGGCAGGGTATGACAAAGGTATGAAACCAAAGAAGAAGAAGAAATATGCAACTGCTGGTCATGGATCACGTAGAAGATGGATGAACAGTGGACCCAAATAATACTGCCAACACTGCTATATTAGAAAGACTGGAAAGAATTGTAGAGTCCCTGCAAGATAATTCAGTCAAGATGGGACAGTTGCTTGCTGTTCACAATGAGAAGTTAGATAAACAGGATAGGATAGATGCAGTACTGTTTGAGAAGATAGAACAGGTAGATATAAAGTTAGATCGCCACGCATCTGAAATCAAGAAGGGATGTGAGAAAGATATAATGCTAGTTGATCAACGTCTTCGTATGATAGAGAAGAAGATGTGGACTATAGCAGGAGCATTGACCATTATAAGTTTCGTGGTCTCACCTCTTGGACAAATCTTTATAAGAAACTTGACCACTAATACGACGTCTGCTATCATAAGGGAAAACTAAACCTTTATAATGATTCACATTGATGCCAAGTATATAAGTTTGGTATCTGCTCGACTTGGTAAATTTAAAAGGACAAAGAACAATCTCTATACGTTCAGGTGTCCTTATTGTGGTGACTCAAAGAAGAATAAGAACAAAACTAGAGGATATCTGTACCAAGTCAAGACAGATTTCAATTTCAAATGTCATAACTGTGGTCTCTCTAGATCCTTCACAAACTTTCTAAAGGATCAAGACCCTCAACTATATGATCAGTACGTTCTGGAGCGATATAAAGAAGGTTTGACAGGCAAGGCAACAACCACACCCGAACCAGACTTCAAGAAGATAATCAATAAACCTGTATTCAAAAAGAAAATTGATTTGCCTTTAGCATCTGAAAATGCTAGGGCATCTTCCTATTTAAAGAACCGTAAACTAGATCCAGACAAGTTCTATTACGCTGAGAGGTTCAAGCATTTCTGCAATACTATCAAACCAACATTTACTAATGTTCGTGATGAACATGCACGTATCGTAATCCCAATGTACGACTCAAATAAGAGATTGATCGGTCTTCAAGGACGTGCTCTGGACGGGTTCATACAACCTAAATATTTGACCCTGATGTTAGTCGAAGATCACCCCAAAGTATATGGGTTTGATACAATAGATGAAACGAAACAGGTTTATGTCACAGAAGGACCATTTGACTCGACGTTCATTGATAATTCCATTGCTATGTGCGGTAGTGACGTGGATCTTAGCGGGTATGGTGATTTGGAATTTACCTACGTCTTCGACAACGAACCAAGGAACAGGGAGATCGTCTCTAAGATTACTCAATCCATCGAGAAATCCCACAAGGTGGTGATATTTCCCACACAAATCAGAGAAAAAGACATCAATGATATGGTTTTAGCTGGACATGATGTTAATTCTCTGCTAGAATCCAACACATATACAGGATTAAAAGCCAAACTTAAACTACAAACTTGGAAAAAAGTATGAGCAACGGTATAAAAGTTGTAAAGAGAAACGGTTCCATGGAACCATTGAATCTTGAAAAAATGCACGTCATGGCAGAACGTGCATGTGAAAATCTAGGAGGAGTCTCTGCATCACAGGTGGAGATACAATCTGGTATACAATTCTATGATGGTATCACTACTGCTGAGATACAGAATATTCTAATCAAGTCTGCTAGTGATCTTATAACACTTGACAATCCTAACTATCAGTTCGTTGCTGCTAGACTTATGCTCTTTGCCCTCCGTAAGGGTCTGTATGGTAAGTTAGAGACAATTCCACACCTCCATGACCATATCAAAGAGTGTGTTGAGAGAGGTCTATATGACACTACAGTGCTTGATAAATATTCTGATGAAGAAATCAATGAAATAAATGGTATAATTGATCATGATCGTGATTTCCTGTTTACCTATGCAGGATTGAGACAAGTCTTTGACAAGTATCTTGTACAAGACAGAAGCAGTGGTGAGGTGTATGAGACACCACAGCAGATGTACATTATGATTGCTGCTACACTATTTGCAAATTACCCTAAGGAAACAAGAATCAGTTATGTTCACAAGTACTACAACAGCATCAGCAAACACAAACTCAACATTCCCACACCTGTCATGGCGGGAGTTAGAACTCCACTTCGACAATTCGCTAGCTGTGTTCTTGTGGATATTGATGACACCCTCGATAGCATCTTTAGCAGTGATATGGCTATCGGCAAGTATGTTGCACAGAGGGCGGGCATTGGCATCAATGCGGGCAAAATCCGTGGCATCAACAGTAAAATCAGAGGCGGAGAAGTTCAACACACAGGCGTTATACCTTTCCTCAAAAAGTTTGAAAGTACTGTCAGATGCTGCACTCAAAATGGCGTTAGAGGTGGATCAGCGACTGTCCACTTCCCCATCTGGCACCAAGAAATAGAAGATATAATTGTACTCAAGAACAACAAAGGAACAGAGGACAACCGTGTCAGAAAACTCGACTACTCAATCCAAATCTCAAAACTTTTTTACGAAAGGTTTATCCAAAATCAAGAGATCTCGCTTTTTTCCCCTCATAATTGTCCTGACTTGTTTGAGAGTTTTGGGACCGATAGGTTTGATGAGTTATATTGCGGTTACGAGTTGGATGAATCAATCCCAAGAAAAACCATCGCTGCACAAGAACTCTTCCTCGCAATTCTAAAGGAGAGAGCAGAGACTGGTCGTATATACATCATGAATATCGACCACTGCAATAGTCATTCATCATTTATTGACAAGGTGTCTATGAGTAACCTCTGTCAGGAGATTACCCTACCTACTACACCCCTGCAACACATCGATAAGGAAGGTGAGATAGCACTGTGTATATTATCTGCTGTAAACGTAGGAAAGGTGCAGTCAGATAAAGAACTAGAGACATTATGTGACCTTGCAGTCAGAGCATTAGATGAGATTATTGACTATCAAGAGTATCCTGTCAAGGCAGCAGAGATATCTACTAAGGCAAGAAGATCTCTTGGTATAGGTTACATTGGATTAGCACATTACTTTGCAAAATTAGGGTTTGCTTATGATTCTCAGGAGGCATGGGACGCAGCACATACACTAACCGAGTCGTTCCAATACTTCTTACTAAAAGCATCAAATCAACTCGCAAAAGAGAAGGGTGCATGTGAGTATTTTGACCACACAAAATACTCTTTAGGACAACTTCCAATTGATACATATAAGAGGGATGTAGATGAGATTACAAAAGTAGCATACCAACATGATTGGGATTCTTTACGGAATGACATCAAGGAGTTTGGACTCAGGCACAGCACTTTGTCCGCACAGATGCCTTCGGAGAGCAGTTCCGTTGTGTCTAATGCCACAAATGGAATCGAACCACCTAGAGACTACTTGTCCATTAAGAAGTCAAAGAAAGGACCTCTTAAGCAAGTTGTTCCACAGTATAGTAAACTAAAAAATAACTATACATTGTTATGGAATATGAAAGATAATCAGGGATACATAAATGTTGTCTCTGTGATGCAGAAATTTTTTGATCAAGCAATATCTGGTAATTGGTCATATAATCCAGAAAATTATCCTAATAATGAAGTGCCAGTTTCTGTTATGGCACAAGATTTGTTGACCACATATAAGTATGGATGGAAAACTTCCTACTATCAAAACACTCACGACATGAAGAGTGATGAGATGGAGGAACCGGTAGCATCTACTAAAGATCTTATAGCAGAAATAGAAAACCTATCGGAAGAGTCCTGTGATTCCTGTGCAATTTAGAGTGTCTGAACACCCACCAATAAATGGTATGACAGTGTTCAATAAAGAACATGTCGATACAAAAGAACAACCTATGTTCTTTGGTGCACCCCTTGGTGTACAGAGATATGATTCATACAAGTATCCTGTGTTTGAGAAACTAACAAACCAGATGCTTGGATACTTCTGGAGACCAGAAGAGGTATCTCTACAAAAAGATCGTGGTGACTACCAGTCTCTACGTCCAGAGCAGAAGCATATCTTTACATCTAATTTGAAGTATCAAATACTCCTTGATTCTGTACAAGGTCGAGGACCTGGCATGGCATTTGCACCATATACAGCACTACCAGAACTAGAAGGTGCTATGAATGTATGGCAGTTTATGGAAATGATTCATAGTAGATCATATACTTATATTATCAAGAATGTTTATCCAGATCCAGCAGAAGTTTTTGATACCATACTTGATGATGATAAGATATTAGCACGTGCTCAGTCAGTGACTGCTGCCTATGATGACTTCATCAACATGGCACATCAATATGATCAGAGTAACTGGTGGAGACCAGATTGGAAACATGCAAGTTATAATGCATCGTATGAAGAGAAAGAACTCAAACGTAAACTTTATCTTGCTGTATCTAATGTCAATATACTCGAAGGTATTCGTTTTTATGTTAGTTTTGCTTGCAGTTTTGCATTTGGAGAACTCAAACTCATGGAAGGTTCGGCAAAAATCATCTCACTTATTGCAAGAGACGAGAACCAACATACAGTCCTCACTCAACAAATGATCAAGGCATGGCAGAAGGGAGATGACCCTGTCATGAGTGAGATAATGAAAGAAGAAGAGCAAACTGTCATTGACATGTATAGAATGGCAGTGGAAGAAGAGAAAGAGTGGGCACAATACTTATTCAAAGATGGTAGCATGATAGGACTCAACGATAAGTTACTTGTTAAATATGTTGAGTGGATCTGCAATAAAAGAATGAGAGCGATTGGACTAGATCCTATATATGATGCACCCATAAAGAACAACCCACTACCTTGGACAGAACATTGGATTAGTTCTAAAGGTTTACAGGTTGCACCACAGGAGACAGAGGTAGAAAGTTATGTCGTCGGAGGAATCAAACAAGACGTCAAGAAGGACACGTTCTCAGGGTTCAAACTCTAGAGGAAGATTCGATCCACCTTTGAATAAAGATGGATCCCCTTGTTTGAAAGGTAGAATTATAAACCTAATACAAGTAGTAGTGGTAACACAGTTATTGATAGTTGCTGCTACAATACATGGGTGTCTCATGCCTGGCAGAGAGTGTAACTCAGAGACTAAACAACATATTGCCAACATGATGACTGTTATAACTACCTCTACATTTGCTTTATATGCTGCTGAGAAATGAATTACATTTTTGATGTTGATGGCACACTGACTCCTGCTAGGAGACAAATGGACTTGTCTTTCATGGCATGGTTCATAATATTTGAATGTAAGCACCCTGTGTATCTGGTCACTGGTAGCGACAGACAGAAAACCATAGATCAGGTTGGTCTTGATGTGTATAATAGGGCAAAGAGAGTATATAATTGTTCTGGTTCAGATGTATGGGAGGGAGATCGTAATGTGTATAGAGATGATTGGAAACTACCTCATGATGCCAATGCATGGTTGATGTTAGAACTCAAGCAAAGTAATTTTACTATCAGAACTGGTACACATATAGAAAGGAGACCTGGTTGTGTCAACTTTAGTATCTTAGGTAGAGGTGCTAACTGGGAGGAGAGAGAAGTATATAAGCAGTGGGATAAAGATGAGAATGAAAGAAATCAAATTGCTAGGAGATTCAATCGAGAGTTTCCTGACCTCTATGCTACTGTTGGTGGTGAGACAGGACTAGACATAGCACCACAAGGTAGAGATAAAAGTCAGATACTTAGAGACTTTGATGGAGATGTAAAATTCTTTGGAGATAAGATGGATAAAGGAGGTAATGACTACCTCCTTGCACATACAATAAGAGAAAAAAAATTAGGTGCTACTTATTGTGTGTTAGATTATAAGAATACTTGGGAGATATTGCAATACGAAAATAAATGAAATTTTATTTTGATGGTTGCTCATGGACTTATGGTGGTGGGTTGTCAGAAAATGGATATTCTCTTGAAGATCGTTGGAGCACATTAGTTTGTAAGCATTTTGGTGCTGAAGAATTCAATATAGCAAGCAGTGGTGCCACTAATGAGACTATCATGAGGCACTTTTTTACAGGACAAACTGCGAATGAACCAAAAAGGAAGGTTCCTGACATGACATTTGATCTAAAAGATTTTGATTTCTTCTTTATTCAGTTTACTATGCATATAAGAAGAGAGTTCTATGATAGCAAAGTCGGTGCTTGGAGAAGGTATAAGTACAATGATAATGGTGCAAGGTGGGCAAAAAGACACCTCCAATTTTTTCAACACTACAGCACAGAGATACACACCAAGTATCAGGATCAGGTTTTTGAGGAAATAAATCATACTGCTATAACCTCACACTTGAAGTGTCTGAATAAACCATACTTTTTAGGACACTTGGGACAATCGTTTGGTAGGTGTGAATATGATTATGATTTCCGTAATGCACCAATTGATCTAATGCCATGTTGCCACCCATCAAAAGAGGGTAATAAACAGATAGCAAAAACAGTTATAGATATAGTGGAACAAAAGTTATTATGAAACCACAATCAGCGAAAGCGAAGGGTAGGAAACTACAGCAGTGGGTGAGAGATAAACTCATTGAACATAGGGAAGTACATCCTGAGGACATTGAGTCTAGGAGTATGGGTGCAGGAGGAGAGGATCTTATTATGGCACGAGATGCTAGACAAAAGTTCCCTTTTAGTATAGAATGTAAAAACCAAGAGAAGTTGAACGTTTGGGATGCTTATCAACAAGCAATTGATAACTCTGGTGATTATGAACCTATTCTTATAATGAAGAAAAATGGAAAAAAACCACTGGTTGTCATGGACGCGGAAAACTTTATCAAGTCCAACGGCTGATATGGAAGACTGGCGTTACTCAGACGAGAGAATGTTACTGAGGGCAGAAGTCTTTCGTGCATTGCAACATCACTTAGCAGACCATACACGTGCAGTGTATGAGTTCTGTACTCTATGGGTAGATCAAGGAAACCCCAATACTAATGGTATTGAACAAGCATTTCAAGACTACCTACGTAAACTAGCAGAGGATTCTTATGCAAAAACTAATTAATGCAGCAGCACTATTCGCTGGTGCAGTATCACTTGCTGTCGTTGGTACAGCAGGGTATGTATACATCAGAAAAGACGCTATCATTGAGAGTGTCAAAGAGAAAGCACTTGAAGCAGTGATGGGAAGTGTTACTGAGTCACTACCTAGTGTTGATCTACCTGATACTACAGGACCTGCAATACCTTCATTACCTACACCACCATCCCTATAAATAAAACTGCCTAGCAGTTTCTAGATGGAAGATAAGAAGGACAAACCTAAAGGTCCTATAGGTAAACTCCAAGAGTTTGCTGAAGATAAAGAAGAGCAGTTAGTAATTCTTAGTACATTTGTTCGCCTTGGTATTCTTGTGTGGTCTGGTGCAATATTAACATTGAACTACGTCACAATACCAGGTTGGGAACAAGACAAAATAGATCCGACTTTCATAGCTTCGGTCTTTACGGGGGTTACAGCTACGTTCGGAATTCAGACCGGTGGTAAGAAAAAGAACGGTGAAGCTGGTGGAGGTGCTAACATAACCAAGAAGGATATGGAGATGCTCATCGCCAAAGCAGCAGAAGCAGCACCCACTCAAACAATCAGGTTAGAACAGGGACCCGTGACAATATCAGCGAGTCCAAATAAAAAGTCATCATAAGATACCTGTGCTAGTGTACATAGTAATGTAGTAATAATACAGAACTATGAAACACTATGTCGTAGGTTATCATGACATGATGAACAACGTTATAGAGATCTGTGAGTATGCAGATGATGCTTTTCAAGCACTACAGCAAGCAAAGCAAGACATCCCAGAACTCATAGGTCATCCAAATGCATGTGAGTATTGTTACTTAGAAGATGGAAGAACTTGACTTCATACACTCTCCAAGTGTGAATCAGATAGAGGTAAGTATACCTCCTATCAGAGTTCTCAACGTCCCAAATATAAGAGTATTCAAGGCACCCTCTGTACCTAGAGTAACAGTTCCAGTTACAGTGCACATTGGGAAACCAATAGTAGATTTGCCAGGTTGTGTAGAAGCACACCCAGAAGACGAAGGAAAAAGTCCCTCACTTGTCACGGATGACAGTGATGGGACTGTTGTTTTATGTGACGGTCAGTATCCATCCTTTGATGCGATGGACTATGTGCCAGAAGATATAATAATAACGACAGAAGCACCACCACCAACTGTACAACCACCACCAGAACCACCAGGTACACCAGAGGTTCCTGAGACTTCTAATTTAGGTGTAGAGGAACAACCATGTCCTGCACCAAACCAACCACGTGTAGGCGATCTAACCACCAGTGGTGATGAGAAAGTTGTAGGTCATGAACTCCAAGGCACTACCTGTGTTGTATTGTATGAACCTACCACTGTTGTTGACAAATATTTACCGACTGCAAATGTGGTAACGACTACCGCAACCATCGCAGCAGTTGCTACTGCGTCTGCCCTATTTGCAAAACCCCTAGCGGATTTGATTCTGAGGGCTTTGAAACCTCTAATAAAGAAGGCAACTGGTGCTGTCCAGAAGAAACTGGGACGCCATCGGACTTTGTCTCGTCTGGAGATTCAATCAAATAAGTATCGGGAGAAGAAGGGTCTTCCACCTGTGAAACCTCCGAAAAAGAATAAGAAGTTGAAGGGATAGAGTGAGTGTGATTTGGTAATGTATTTGGTGGGTTTACCAATACAACATCAGCACATACAGAGTAGTAAGGAGACTTTGGATGGAACATAATTCCAGCCTTCATTAGTTCTCCACAATTTTTTAGACGAGCGATCTCAAAGTCCAATCTCTTGTTGGCATTTGTCTGCTCGATGAATGCTATCTGCTGTGTTGCTGCCTCTTTACATAACTGAGTCAATTTCTTATCAAGCGGCCAACTTATAGTACCACTGATACCTATTGATATATTCTGGTTGTTCTTCTGACCTGTTCTTGTTGGTTTATAAAATAAAATTTCACCGGGATGATCGGGGACACCATCATCATTGGCATCTAGCATGTTGTACACTGGATCCATCCAATAATCTTCGTAAGGATGCTGTTCGCTGAGACTCCCAGTGAAGAACGGAGTAAGGTTTACGGTAGCACCTTGACACTGTATACCATTACTATAAGTGTTGGTAATATAAGGTCCTTGTAAAACCTGTATTGCCTGATTGGTTACTGAGCCTGAAGAGTTGGCGACTGGATTAGCGGTAGCAGAAACTCCCCCCACGTCTGTGTTTGCTAAGACTGGGGTAGTTATGGTAAAAAGACTAAGGACGGATAGTACTGATGTACTTATTGACTGAAGATTGAGGTTGTATCTGTGACGCTTTGTATTGTTGTTGTTCTTTGTATTATTGTCTGTGTCTGTAAGCCTGGGCCATTGTAGTGCTCCGTGAATTGGAACGCTTGTCCTACATTGTTCTGTGTCCAGTTTGGTTTTTGTTCTAAGTCTAAACCAGTCCATGATGAAGTCACTCCATTCAAAGTATTAGATTGAGCACTCCCCACATCAGGAGATATGCTCGTGCCATCGTGTTGTACGTTTGTCCCCGTTACCGAGTATGTCCAGCCTGTCGAGTAATCCATAGAATTAATGGTCTCTGTCACGGTAGACGTCGTCTCCGTGTGGCTGGTCATCGAGCCCTGTGTGAAGTTAGGGACCACAGGGACTGCAATCGCAGTCGGTGCAGTCGCAAGGACAAGTGCACTGACAGTTATCGCACGATACAGTTTCATTTGTTACCATAACTCCTTATTTTATAGTAAGTTCAGTGACATGCTGTCCTGTAGCTGAAGTACCTGCACCACCAGCAGTTATTGTCATAACCCCTGCACTGGTTATAGTTCCAGCGAGTGTGTCTTTTGTACCAGCAGCAGTTGAAGTTTGGTTACTGAAGTTTCCTACAGTACCTACTGTTGGTGCTGATGTTGAAACAGCATCTGCTTGAGTGTATGACTGGGTAAAGCTGAAAGCTGCACCAGGTACATCCTGAGTTGCTGCTATAGTACCAGGAGCATAAACACCTGAAGTTATAGTACCAACACTGACTGTGCCAGCTGTTGTACCATCAGTTGTGTCCACACCGTTTCCCGTTATCGAGAACGAGGATCCAATCCTCTCAACCTGTGTTGCTGCTGCGTTCACTTGTAACTGAACACTTGATGACAGTCTGTGAGTAATGTCTGCACGAGCAGTCATCGGTGCAGCTAACGCTAACATAATAAAAGGAATAAGTTTTTTCATTCTTATACGTAGCATTCTAGCCGTATTTATGATAATATATATCCAACGATAAAAATACCTAGAAACATGAGAATTTTTCTTGACACTGCCGATACAGAAGTGATCAACAAGCACTATGTCACTGGTCTTATAGACGGTGTCACAACAAACCCAACTCTCATACGTAAGAGTGGTAGAGATCCTATCAAAGTTTACGAAGAGTTAGCAGAGTTAGGACTCACTGACATCAGTATGGAGGTTGGTGGTAATGCTATGGAGATGGTAGAACAAGGTAATAAACTTGCTACTTTGTTTGGAAAGGTTGCAACCATTAAGGTTCCATGTACCGTTGAAGGTCTATGGGTGTGTAGAGAGTTGAGAAGAAACCTTATAAATGTAAATGTAACTTTGATATTCTCAGCAGCACAGGCAATCCTTGCAGCAAAGGCAGGAGCAAAGTATGTTTCTCCTTTTGTGGGCAGATTGAATGACAACTCTGTAAATGGATTAGATTTGATTCAAGAAATCAATAGTATATTCACAATGCAAGGTGTTCATGAGACAGAGATACTATCTGCATCTATTAGAGATGTGTCTGGTGTGTCTGGTTCATTCGCTAGAGGTGCCGACATAGTTACAATGCCACCATCAGTATTTGAAAAGATGTACAACCACATCTTGACTGATAAGGGGTTAGAACTTTTCAATGCAGATTTAGAGAGCATAGCAAATGCGAATCATTCATAACGCAGTATCAGATGAACTCATCGATAGATGTCTCGATGAAATACAAAAAAAGAAGACGCAAGATGTTTGGGGTATATCCAAATGGAAATGGAATGCTCCACTAACTAAAGGTTTCAAACAATTTTGTTTCTCTTCTAGACCTGAGGTATATCAATTCAATGATCTTAGGAATCAACTCACACAATACTTTCACAGAGTACCTACAAATATAAACTATCATTTGTGGTTACCAGGTTCTGGTATCAACTGGCATGATGACAACATGAACCTCTACGGTGCTACATTATATTTGAATGATTGGGTACCAGAAAAGGGTGGTGTATTCATGTGGAAAGAAAAAGATACTGAAGAATTGAAGTGCATGCATCCTCAAAGAAATATGCTCATGATAAATGAGTATGGAGAAGATCATGCTGTCACCCCTATCATGGTAAATGAGGGAGCAGGATTGAGATTGTCTGTGCAGATATTCTGTCAATACCCTAATGAAGAGTTGAATCGAGGTCAACCATCAGCACCTGTACCACCAGAAGGACATTACGATTAAATGCATCTTCACTCTAAACATATTGGTCTTGATTGGGCAGATGATGTAGAACTGCTCTGCAATAAACTTATACTACAACATAAATGGAGTAGTAAAAACTATAAGAGAGGTGAGTATGTATTTGATATAGCACCTAATAATCTAGGATTCTTTCAACCCCTATTTGATATAATAAAACAAGAAGTTATAACACTATATCCTAAGGCAGATATACCAGATAGAATATTCAATAAGAGTTGGGCGTACGTATCTAATCAAGATAGGACTGTCAGTTTTTTTCACAATCATATGTCAGAAAAGGTAAGGAAGGATATATCCACTGTGTTCTACCTAAAAAAACCACCAAACTCAGGTGATATTATGTTTTTATTGGGAGAGGAAACACATATACATAAACCAGTAGAAGGTGAACTCATCATCTTCCCTGCTACATACTATCACTCACCTTTGCCATCAAAAACAAAGGAATATCGGATAGCAATCAACGTCAATGTAATGACTCTAAATGAGTATGATTACTTCCTTGACAACTGAGGTGAATGAACAGTATAATTATGTCGTTAGTTCAAAAAACAATGTCGAAGAAGGGATCTTTTCTTTCGAGATTCAAAAACAAATCTCAACTACTTGTATCTGCTGTTGAAAATAAGATAGACTTAGAGTATGATCATCCTAATCTTTATGATTCTCTAAGGTCTTTCTATCAGTCACAAGACATTTATTTTTACAATGATAGAGAAAGGGATTACGATGTTATTATGGAGAACTTAGAGTATGATTTATTGAATACGGGGTTTATTGGATGATTGAAAAAGAAAGAAGACCATGGGGTTACTTCACTGTCTTACAAAGAGGTGACAAGTATTGTGTCAAAGAACTCTTCATAGAACCAGAGATGAGGATCTCTCTACAATTCCATCGGTATCGCACTGAGGACTGGGTTGTTGTAGAAGGTGATGGTATAATAACTCAAGGTAATTTAGAGACACCATGTAAAGTTGGCGATACATTCTTCATACAGATAGAACAACGTCATCGTATACAGGGTGGTAAAAACGGAATAAGAATTATAGAAGTACAAAGAGGTGACTGTCAGGAAGATGACATCGTAAGACTACAAGATGATTATAATCGTGTAGATCATTTTGCATGGGGTCACTACTAATGAATCCAAATGATTTCACACCAGAAGACCCTGCACATTACCAACGTGGTAATATACAAGTTTGGGATTTCATAGCAGATCAAGGACTTGATTTCTTCACTGGTAATGTAGTAAAGTATGTCTGTCGTGCAGGACACAAGGACGATAAAGTCCAAGATTTGAAGAAGGCAAAAGCATACATTGATAAACTTATAGACTTATGTTCCTAGTTACAGGTGGTGCAGGATTTATTGGCAGTAACTTCCTACACTATCTCAAAAAATATACTGGTGTAGATGATCAGATTGTTATCATTGACAACCTATCTTATGCTGCTGACAAACAATACATGCCACTCAATGATCAGTTTGTATTTGAGTACTGTGATATATCACAGGAGGAGAATGTAAATTATATCTTTGATAAGTATAAGATCAAGAAAGTATTTCACTTTGCTGCTGAGTCACATGTTGATAATAGTATAACTAATTACAGACCTTTCTTAGAAGCAAATGTAATAGGCACAATCAATTTATTGAATGCCAGTCTAAGACATAACGTAGAGAAGTTCCATCACATATCTACAGATGAAGTGTATGGTTCTTTAGAATATTATGATAAGGTATTATTCAAGGAGACAACACCATATGACCCTAGAAATCCGTACTCAGCAAGCAAAGCAGCGTCTGACCATTTTGTCAAGACGTGGCATAACACTTATGGTCTACCTTATCTTATTACTAACTGCTCTAACAATTATGGTCCTCATCAACATGTAGAGAAGTTGATACCTAAAGTTATATACAATGCGTTTAGAAATAAGATTACATACATGCATCAAGGTGGACATCAAGTAAGAGATTGGTTATATGTTTACGATCATTGTTCTGCAATATGGAAACTGGAAGAGAAGAACATAATCAACGATCACTTCAACGTAGGTGGTTCATGTGAGAAGAGAAATATAGATGTTACTATAATGATATTAGATATGCTGAAGAAACCACATGATCTGATTGGTATCAGCAATGAAAGACCTGGTATTGACAAACGATACGGAATGGATCATAGTAAGATTACACAACGTACAGGATGGAAACCTACTACAGATTTTGAAGTAGGTATCCGTGCTACTATCACATGGTATCTTGAAAAGCTAGTATGATTTCACTATACGGTCACGGTTTCATAGGTAAACATTTCAAAAACCTATACAAGGAACAAGTTGAAGTACAGGACAGAGATGATAGAGTGCCAAGACACAACGACATCCTGTACATGATCTCTACCACCCACAATTACAATGTACATGATAAGATCACTTTGGATGTCGAAACAAATCTTCGAGTCCTTTGTGAAACACTCGACTTCTGTAGATCAGAAGACATCACATTCAATTTCGTTTCCTCATGGTTTGTCTATGGCAAAGGGGGAACACTTCCCGCCACAGAAGTATCGGTATGCAACCCAAGAGGATTTTATTCTATTACCAAAAAGTGTGCGGAAGATCTTATTATTTCTTTCGCAGAAACTACTGGGATGAAGTATAGAATCCTGAGACTATGCAATGTCATGGGTGAGGGAGATACTAATGCCAGTAGGAAAAAGAATGCTATCCAATGGATGGTAAATGAATTGAAACAAGATCGTGATATCAAAGTATATGATAATGGATCTCATTGTCGTGATATAATGCATGTCAAGGATGTATGTAGAGCAATGAAACTTGTTATGGACAAGGGTGAGTTGAATGAAATCTACAACATAGGGTCAGGACAACCCACTAAGGTTAGTGAGATTGTAGAACTCGCTAAACACTTCACAAGATCTCGTGGTGAGATTATAAACATTGATCCACCAGAGTTCCATAACAACGTGCAGACACAACACTTCTGGTTAGATACATCTAAGTTGAGGAAGTTAGGTTTTGCTCAACATATAACAAACGAATTCATAGTAAAGGATTTATGTATAACCTAGGAGAACAGGTCGACAACTTCATATTCAGTCTTGAGAAAGGTGGATATGATATCATGCCTTATCTTCCAAACAAGAATTGGAAACCAGGCGATCCCATTTATTACTCAGGTCCTTACTGGGACAATAGAGAAGTTACTGCTGCTATTACAACATTACTAGGTGGTAAGTGGTTGCCAGCAGGAGAGAATGTCAATAAGTTTGAACGTGCATTCTCTAAGAAGTTTGACTTCAAGCACTCTGTGATGGTAAACAGTGGTTCGTCTGCTAACCTAGTGATGATTGCTGCGTTGAAAAAATATTTTGATTGGCATGATGGAGATGAAATTATAGTATGTGCATGTGGTTTTCCTACTACTATCAATCCAATCATTCAAGCAGGGTTGAAACCTGTTTTTGTAGATATTGATATGGAGGATTTGAACTGGAACCTACAACAGATTGAGGATAAATTAACACCTAGAACTGTTGCTGTTTTCTCTTCACCTGTCCTTGGCAATCCCTATGACTTCGATAAGTTTTTTAAGATTCTTGATAGGAACAGATTGCATTACATCGCTGACAATTGTGACTCCTTGGGTAGCAAGTGGAGAGGTGAGTTGCTGACTAAAAAAGCCGTCGCAGCGTCTTGTTCTTTCTATCCAGCTCATCATATCTGCACTATTGAAGGTGGAATGGTCTCCTCTAACATCGAGGAGATAGTTCAGATCGCCAGATCGTTTGCTTGGTGGGGTCGTGGATGTTATTGTGTAGGTGCCCAAAATAAATTGTCCAACGGTGTCTGTGGAAAGAGATTTGATCGCTGGTTGGAAGGGTACGACAAGGATGTCGATCATAAGTATGTCTTTGGCGTCCAAGGATACAACCTCAAGCCTGCCGATCTGCAAGGGTCTATTGGACTTGTGCAGTTGGAGAAGCAGACAGAGATACATTGTGTCCGTCGTATGAATAAAGGAGCACTCACTCAGGTCTTCAACCAAATTCCTGGTTGCAGGGTTGTTGAAGAGAAAGAACATGCTGAGACCTCTTGGTTTGGAGTTCCGATAATATATAAGGACGGTAAACACCACCTTGTAAAGTATCTAGAAGATCATGGAATCCAAACGAGGAATTATTTTGCTGGTAATATTCTTATGCATCCTGCTTATAGGCATATCGAACCTGCATCAAACTATCCCAGAGCTTCAGAAGTTCTAGACAACGTGTTCTTTTTAGGATGTTCACCAGTTATTACGGTGGACATGCTAGACTACATAGATCATGTTATAATAAAATATATCAAAGAAAACAAATGAAAAAGACAGCATTAGTGCTTGGTGCCGGTGGGTTCATCGGTTCACATATGGTCAAAAGATTGATTAGCGAAGGTTATTGGGTAAGAGGTGTTGACCTCAAGCACCCTGACTTTTCTGATACTGCTGCCAATGAGTTTGTAACAGGAGATCTCACAGATAGAGACTTCATGAGAAGAGTCATTCACTTTAGAGGAGAGCAAGGCAACTTCTATGCTAGTGTTCCTTTTCAGTATGAAGAACCTTTTGATGAGATATATCAATTCGCTGCTGACATGGGTGGTGCAGGATATATCTTTACTGGTGAGCATGATGCTGACTTGATGCATAACTCTGCTCTTATTAACATAAATCTCCTATCATGTCAAAAGGAGATGAATGAAAGTTACCCACGTCTATTACAACCTGTACCTGACGTAGTGGGTAAAACTAAAATATTCTATTCAAGTTCTGCCTGTATGTACCCTGAGTACAACCAACTTGATCCAAATAATCCTGATTGTCGTGAGGATTCCGCTTACCCTGCTGCACCTGATTCTGAATATGGATGGGAAAAATTATTCAGCGAGAGGTTATATCTCGCTTACAATCGTAATCATAATTTCGATATTAGGATTGCGAGATACCATAACATCTACGGACCAGAAGGAACTTGGTACGGTGGAAGAGAAAAAGCTCCCGCAGCTATCTGTAGAAAGGTCGCATATGCCTCAGATGGAGACTCCATTGAAGTATGGGGAGATGGACTTCAAACACGAAGCTTCCTCTTCATCGATGAATGTATTGAAGCAACACGTAGACTCATGGAAGGAACGTGGACTGCTCCCATAAACATAGGGTCAGAAGAGATGGTGACCATTGATCAGTTAGTAGATACTGCTGCTAAAGTTGCCAAGAAAGAAATCGGTAAGGATCATATTGATGTACCACACACAGGTGTAAGAGGTAGAAACTCTAACAACGATCTTATCAGAGAGAAGTTAGGTTGGGATTATAGTACAACACTTGAAGAGGGAATGAGTAAGACATACAACTGGATCATGTCACAGATTACTAAGGATATGTTCCCTGTTGATGCAGAGCGTGATATAACTGGTAAAAAGTATCTGTCTTATGGTAACTGTAGCAAATGAATACAACCTATAATTATGAAAAGGATACACTAAAGCATCCTTTCAGTGGACACACTAAAGTATTTGAAAATTACTCTCAAGCATATCAGGACTTGTTTGTTCTCTCTATGCTGAAGGGTAAGAAGAATGGTAAGTATGTTGAGGTTGGTGCAAACCATCCTCAAAGTATGAGTAACACATTCTTATTAGAGACTGTGTTTGGTTGGAGGGGATTCTCTATTGAAATAGAGAAATCAATGTGTGAAGTTTTCAATGGAGACATGGCAAGACAGAACCATTGTTATGAAGCAGATGGCACAGCGTTTGATTACGAGACAGCAATCAAGAAAGAGAAGTGGCAAGGTAGAATAGATTATCTTTCTCTTGACTGTGAACCACCCAACATAACATTTGATGTACTCAAAAAGTTTCCACTAGATGAGTACAGATGTAGTGTTATAACCTTTGAACATGATGCATACAAAGATGGTTTTGGTATCATGGATGCGTCAAGAAAATACTTGACAGAGAAAGGATATGTGTTAGTATGTTCTAGTGTATGTAACGGATCAAATCCATATGAAGACTGGTGGATTGATCCATACGTAGTCAAAGAGGAAACATACAAACCATTTGAATGTATGGGTTCCGAAGCAAGAAACATTTTCATATGAAAATTTCTCATTGGTATGGTAGACTAGGTAATAACATACAACAATGTGCTGTTGGTTTGATGATGGCACAAGCATACAAAACAACATTTGAATCAATACCACATGATGTCATCAAACAATTTTCGGTTAAATTTGGGGATGGTCGTAGTGACCATCAGTCCAAATTTTTCTATTATCAAGGACCGTACAAAGAGGTTACGATTGATTCTTCGTTGGTCTACACACAGATACGAGCGTTTTGTAAGGAGTTTATATACCCTCAGTTGGCACTCCCCAGTGTTGATGTTCCTGATGACACTCTTGTCATCCATATTCGCAGTGGAGATGTTTTTGACAAGAACGTCACTAACCCTAATCAATATGTTCCTAATCCCTATGTTTTTTATTCTTCTTTGTTTGAAGCCTTTGAAAAAGTTATAGTAGTAACAGAACCAGATTCTTGGAATCCTATGATAAGAGAGATGATGTGGAATCCTAAAGTAACTATACAAAGAGGGACTTTAGAAGAAGACTTTGCTACTTTGTTGAACGCAAAACATGTAGCAACATCAGGTGTAGGAACATTTGGTACTGCTGCTGCATTGTGCAGTAGAAAGATAGAAGAATTATATTGTACTGACCTCCATATTACAGAGCACCTAAATTATAAGATGTTCTATAATACTGATGTCAGGATAAACCTTATGGAACTACCTGATTACATAGGTATAGGAGAATGGACTAACTCTGATGAGCAACGACAATTCCTTTTCGATTACAAGGCACAAACTTAAACTCACACATCAGAAACTCATAGAGATTCTGTGTAAGAAGTTGCCATACTATTACTTTGATGATTGTGCTTATGGTAATTTTGAGCATGATCTAAAGACTGATATGCATCCGTACTTCAGTCATACATTATTGAATGAAGAAGGAGAGAAGTCAGAACACTTCCGTAAGTTCCCATGGATTCCAATCGGTGAAGCAATAGGTATGCCTAATAATAAAATGATGAGAGCACACATGACATTACAATACCCTAGACCTGATGTCTTTGGTGTACCTCATAACTCACATATAGATCAACCTGATAGAAAACATATTGTGGCACTATATTATCCTAATAAAGCAGACGGTGACACATTCTTTTTTGACTCTGATCAAAACATTATACATAGAGAAGCACCTGAAAGAGGGAAGGTTGTAGTCTTTGAAGGGTCACAGTATCACTCAAGTTCTTCACCATCTAAGACTACTAGATTCACCCTCAATATAAATTATTACCCATGAAAATTTTTGACGTTTTTACTTTTTATAATGAACTAGATCTGTTAGAACTAAGAATGAATATCTTAGGTAACTCAGTAGATTATTTTGTTATCAATGAGGCAAACATAACCTTCACAGGTAAACCAAAACCACTATACTTTGCAGAGAATAGAAAGAGATTTAAAAAGTGGGAAGATAAAATAATATATCATCTGACAGAGGACAATAATAAAACATACGAGCAGTACTATGAGGGTGTCCCTTACCATCGTAGTATGATAGAAGAGGGTATAAAAGATTTACCAATACATTATCAGAGAGCATGCTTCCATAAGGACTCAGCAATCTATGGGTTCCTTGATATAGCAGAGGACAATGATATCATACTAACAAGTGATGCAGATGAGATTGCAAACCCAGAAGCGATAAAATGTATAGGCAGTTGGTTTGATCCCAAGAATCATTATGTATTGACAGGTCCTTTATATTACTATTACCTCAATGTAAAGTGTGAGGATCAGTGGATGGGAACAAGAGTATGTGATATGAAAACACTGAAGACTATGAGTGTAGATAAACTAAGACAGTCACATGAATTTGCATACAAGATTGCTGATGCATCATGGCACTGGAGTTTCTTTGGTGATGCTGATACTGTTAGGGAGAAGATGGATGCATATGAACATCAAGAAAATAATAAAGCAGAGTTCAGAGATAGTATGGAGGACAGGATAAAAAATAATCAAGATCCTTATGGTAGAAGTTATCTGTATACTCCTACAACTGTACCAATAGACGATTCATTCCCTGCTTATGTAAGAGCACAGAAAAATCGTAAGTTGAAGAAGTTTGTAAAAACATCATGAAAGTTATATCAGGAACTGCAATAGCAGACCACTGTGACTATGACTTTGGTGATCAGGCAGGAGTCGTAGGTCAGGTGTTAAATGCATTCATGAAGGATGCTAACAGTGATAACATAGAGTTTATTACATTTGTAAACCAAAGTGATAAGGATGTCTTGACTCTATTCATAGATAATATTAGATTATATAATAGACAGATCAAATGCAATAACGATGCTGATCAACGTTGGGTAGATGGTCTACAGTCTAGAAACGATCTAATGAAGTTATGTGCTTCACTAGACAAAAAATTTATAGTCTTTTGTAACAATGAAGATACTCCTATCGACAGTGATATTGATATACCTCCTAACGTATTGGGGATCTATGGTGCTAATGCGATAGGGACTCATAAAAAATTACATCCATTCCCTTACGGGGTGGGAAGGAGGTTACATGTCCACGATAATAGACAAGATGTTCTCATCCATGCGATGGGAGACGATCCCAAACCTAGAAAACTTCTCTACATTAATCACTCTGAGCATACCAACCTATCGGTTCGTGGAAACATCAGAGATATGTTTTCCAATAAGTCATTTGCAACTGTCGGAGAAAGAAAAGAATACAGATATTATCTAAAAGACATTCAGGATCATAAGTTTATGATATGTCCTGAAGGGAATGCTGTGGATTGCCATAGGAACTGGGAGGTTTTGTATATGAAACGAGTTCCTATCATGAAAAGAAACCCATACTTAGAGAGGTTATACGATAACTATCCTGTGTTATGGGTAAATGATTATGGTACCATAACAAAAACAATGTTAGCAGAGCATGATGATCTGTTTGTAGAAGCTAGAAATCTTGACGTAAATATGCTACACTTACACAGTATATTCAATAGGGCGGTAAACCGTGCTAAAAATACCTGATGTCACACTGATAATACTGGCAGATTTAGACCTTCCAGATGCAGTGTATGCAATAAATAAATCATGCGAAAAGATTCAATGGGGTCGAGCAAAGTTTTTAGGCAGTAAAAAACCAGAAGGACTATGTGATCAGGTTGAGTATGAAGAAACCTATCCCATAGAAAGTATCAATGACTTTAATTTTTATTGTATTTACAATCTTACTAATCACGTCAGGACCTCGCATTGCCTTCTCATACATCCGGACGGCTACGTTATTCGTCCTCATCTTTGGGACAATAAATTTCTTGAGTATGACTACATCGGTGCACCGTGGAGAGATGACCCAACAGCGTACCTTGACCCGTGGGGAAGGAACCAACGTGTCGGGAATGGAGGATTTTCCTTACGCTCCAAGCGTCTACTCGACGTCCCCACTAAAGTCACCGTCCCTTGGGAAGTAAATGTAGGTACTTTTTATAAGCATATGAATGCCGGTCTATATAATGAGGACGGGAACATATGCGTTCATAACAGGCACATCTTCGAGCAACAAGGATGTGTGTATGCTCCCGTCGAGGTGGCGAGTAGGTTCTCTAGAGAAGAGATGCTACCAGACAGTGAACAAGAAACCTTTGGTTTCCATTATCATTTTCAAGAAATACGATGACTACAAAATTCTATCCACTATGGTGGAATCCGTGGGGTGACAAAGGACTTGACTTCAAAAAGAATGTAAGTATCTCAATCGATAATTTAGATTGTGATGAGAGTGCAGACTATAAGATATTATTTTTAGCAGAACCATATTCTATTCTCCCTACTGTTACAGAGGGAGCACTTCGTGGTGCAATGAAGTTCGATAAGATATACACATTTACACAGAAGATATTAGATCACTATCCACAGGCAGAACTATTTGAGTGGGGTAGTAGTTGGTTAGACTTCAAAGATTTGAAACTAAACAAGGGTAATAATGTGACCTTTGTAACCAGTGAGAAGTATCAGACACTAGGACACAAGTTACGTCTGGATATATACGAGTTACTCAAGAGTATTGATGTGTCTAATGGTCTACAATACTATGCACATAAGTCACCACCATTCCATGACAGAAGGAATGACTTCTTTGAGTCTGCTAAGTTCCACATCGCTGTAGAAAATTCCAGACAGAAGAACTACTTTACAGAAAAAGTAATAGATTGTTTTGCATCTAAGACTGTGCCAATATACTATGGATGTCCTAACATCAATGAGTGGTTCAACATGGATGGTATAATAACATTCAATACAATAGATGAACTAGAGAATATATTATCAAATCTTGATGCCAAGAAATATGATGTCAGATTAGACGCTGTTCAAGATAACTATGAGAGGGCAAAGAAATTTCATAGCGACAATGATGTCGTGCCTAGACTCACTGATAGGATAGTCAAAGAGGTAAATGGATGACGGTCAGTTATTGTATACCGACCCATGATAGCAATCCAAAATGTCAATCCTACTTGTTTGATATTTTCTATGCTCTGTCAGAACAAACTGACAAGGACTTCAACGTGTGGATTTCCGATCATGGAAAGACAGATAAAGTTCTAAACGCTTGTAAAGAATACTCTGATCTATTTCACATAAACTATGTTAGAAATAAGACTAATTACGGGAACATTTCTGCTAACACTAATCATGCTCTTCGTCACGCAGATGGTGACATACTAAAGGTTCTCTTCTCTGATGATTTTATACTAACAAAAACCCTCACAGAAGATTTACATAAGGCATTCAAATTAGATGTTGACTGGGCGGTTACAGGGTTTGCTCACACCCTAGATAATGGACAGACACATTACAATCCAAAGGTGCCTGTCTGGAATGACCGTTTATTAGAAGGGGTAAATACTCTTAGTTCACCATCTATTCTCGCACTGAGAAAAGGTATTGAAGAGTATTTTGATGAGGAACTTGTTATGTTGATGGACTGTGACATGTACTATAGATTGTACAGAGATCATGGACAACCAGCAGTGATAAAAACTTATCACATCTCTAATAGAGAACACCCCAATCAAACACAAAGACAATACGAAGATCTCTTACCAAAAGAGATTGAATACTTGAAAGAAAAACATTCATCATGACTATAGGATTCAACCATTTAGGAAGACATGGCAGACTGGGTAATCAAATGTTCCAGTATGCAGGACTACGAGGCATAGCAGCACATCGTGGTTTTGATTTTATGATTCCAGATAGTGACTTCAAAGACGAGTGGACAGACCATCAACTCTTTGAGGCATTCAAACTAAAAGGTTTGACTAACATAGGAATGTGTCCTGGCACCTACGTAGGAGAAGCACACTTCCATTATGATGCAAACTTGTTCAACAATATGCCTGACAATCATAATGTATATGCATACTTACAGAGTACAAAATACTTTGATCATATAGAAGATGAAATACGTGAGGACTTTGAGTTCAAGAATGAGATCAGAGTACCATGTGAAGATATGATTGCAACAGTGAGTGATCCTATTGCATTACACGTTCGTAGAGGTGACTATATACAGAACTGTGATAATCATCCACCATGTCCAAAAGAATATTATGATGCTGCCCTATCAAAGTTTGATGCTAAACGCAATGTTATTATTTTTTCTGATGATCCTGAATGGTGTGGCACTGAGTTCCCTGACGATAGGTTCCTTATCTCAGAAGGTGGAGACAATCTTGCAGATCTGTGCATGATGAGTCTGTGTTCTGATTTTATTATCGCTAACTCATCATTCAGTTGGTGGGGGTCATGGTTGAGTAAGAATCCTAACAAAAGGATAATAGCACCTGACAAATGGTTCGGAATAGGGTATACTAAGAACCATATAACATCTGATCTGTACTGTAGCAATTGGGAGGTATTAAAGTAATGGCAGATAAAATCGTACAAGAGGGAGTAGAGATTCCTGATCTTGGTATGTACGAAGACCTACAAATTCAACCTATAAATTCGTGGGATCTAACAAGCACTACATTTATCATACCTCTTAGGTGTGAGACAGCAGATAGAATTAGAAATATAACTACCTCATTGGTATATCTTCTAAAGAATTTTGACACTCAAATAATAATAAAAGAACATGATAAGGAATCTGTATTCCTAAAGCAAGTTGTTCCTATGCTTGATGAGGTAGTACCTCCTATCAAGATGCATAATATACACCACATATTTGAGGAGACAGATGAAGTAATATTCCATCGCACCAAACTACTCAATGATATGTTGGAGTTGGTTGAGACACCTGTTGTATGTAACTATGATGCAGATATACTACTCCCACTAAACAGTTACATACTCGCACAAAATACTATACTCAAAGGTTACAATGGTGAAGATATAAAATGTGTATACCCTTATGGAATAGGTGAGTTCCAATACCAGTTGTTTATCAATGATGAAGATGTTACTCGTTTCATAAATTCTAATTTCAACTTCGGAGCGTTCCAAGGAAAAGCAAACTTATATGATGCCAAGTTTGGTTTCTGTCAATTCTTTGACACGGAAGAATACCGTAGACTAGGTGCAGAAAACGAAGGGTTCATAGCGTATGGTTATGAAGATGACGAACGTTATCATAGATTCAATACCTGTTCTAAAGTATTGAGATTGAATGACCATGTGTTCCACATGGAGCATGGTAGGACACCTAATTCATGGTTCAATAATCCACACATAGAAAGTAACAGGGAACTGTGGCAGAAGTTGAGTAAGATGACTCGCAAACAACTTGAAGAATATTATGCTAACCCTGATTACTTAAATGCCCGACAGAAATAAATCGATAAAAAAATTAGATGGTTTTCCTAAAGTGTTGTGGATCAATCTTGATCGCTGCACAGAGAGAAGGAAGTATATGGAAGATCATCTATCCTATTGGGGAATAAAAGATCATCATCGTATCTCAGGTATAGATGGTGAGGAGTTTGAAGAGTACCTAAAAGGAACAGTTCCTGATCAAATGAATACGGGTGAGTGTGCTTGTGTTATGTCACACTTAAGTGCCCTCAAATATTTTGTAGAAGAGACAGACTTAGATGAGGTTATCATCATGGAAGATGATGCAGATTTATCTACTGCATCTAGTTGGACTTTCAATTGGAAAGAAGTACGTAAGAGACTGCCCATAAACTTTGATTGTCTTCAACTTACTATTATAAATCCTAATGGTATAACTTTAAAACTACATCATAGGTTTATCAATGACTTTTCTGCTGCTTGCTACCTTATTACTCGTCATCATGCAACTAAGTGCATCCGTCTACACCAAAGAGGAACGCAGTGGAAGATCGATCAAAACATCAGACCAAGAGCAGTCTCCGAAGACCTAATATTAGATAGTGGTAAGACATATGCTACACCCTTGTTCAATTACAGGATGGACTTGGGTTCTAATATACATGAAGAACACCTTGACATTTTTCACAAAGGAAGCAATAATGCATTAAAGGAGTTCTGGGAATACCAAGCAGTGGATCATACCATTGATCAAATCATGGAACTTGATGAGTACGTTGGTAGAGTTCCGCCATCAGTATACCTAAATCAATTGAAAGAACAATGAACACATCTATTACACCACTTGAGAGTGACGAGTACGATCCTATTGTCAAGGTGCCACAACCAGTATTCACAGAGATGAAAGACTATGGTGCCATAGGAGTCTTTGATAACTTTGTCAAACCAGAATTTTGTGACTCACTCATAGATCTTTTTGAGTTCTGGTACACTAAAAAGTATTTCAAGAACATACCATCAACGCATGATGTGACTAAGATAGGTGACGATACATTTACGTTAGATCATTTCAATGATGGTAAGACTCAATTTCCACAGGGTGGTATGGGTAGAAAAGATCATCAACTATACCTAGAGATATGTGATCAGACTATGACTATGCAAGTCAACCAGTCTGTGGGTATGGCATTTGAAATGTATGTAAAGAAGTACTCAGGTTTAGTAGATGCATCTGACCCTGTATCATCATGGACATGTAAGTTACAACGAACAGATCCTGGTGGTGGGTATCATGTATGGCATTGTGAGAATGGTAATTTCTTATACAGAGATAGAGTCCTAACATGGATGATATATCTAAATGATATTCCTTTAGAGAATGGTGGAGCAACAGATTTCTATCATCAAGAGATATCTTTCCAACCAAAGAAAGGTACAGTAGTATTGTGGCCAGCAGCATATACTCACATGCATCGTGGTGCATTTCTAACAGGTGAAATGTCAAAATATATTGCAACAGGTTGGTTCATAAGAGAACCTGGTAACGTAACAGAAAAGACACTGAGTCAAGCAGCACAGCAAAAATGATATTCTATACGTGCATTACGAACGGTTATGATACCGTTCCTGACGTATATTATGATAAAGATTGTCAGTATATTTGTTTCCATGATGGATCCATAGAGACTACTAAACCACTATGGAAATATATCAAGATAGATGTAGAAGAAGAGTGTCCAGTTAGAAGATCATATCATCCTAAACATTGCCCTCATTTATATTTTGATGAGGGTGAGTATGTTGTATGGGTTGACGCTGCATATAATATCACACAAGAACTTGTAGAGTTCTCTAAAAAATATGAAGGTGACTTTATGTTACCAACACATCCTGATAAGAGATCATTGACTGCTGAGTTTAATAAACTACATGCTTATGGATTCTCTACCAAAGATGAGATCATAGACATGGCACGTCTCATGCAGAGTAGAGGATATGATCCTAAAGACTACGATCAAACTATAAACTGTGTGATATGGAGGAGACTTACACCAGAGGTTATTGAATGGGGTAAGGTATGGAGAGAATGGTATATGGGTGGAGTGAATAGAGATCAAGTCTCTAGTTCAATGGCAGAGTATCTTGTAGTCAAGGCAGATAGAAACCCTACACCCATGGTGGATCTATCAAAACCAAATAGAATCAAACCATACAATCATTCATTTTGTATAGACAAACCAACTAATAGATCTATTGTAGACTTACAGACAGAGTTGAATGAGATTTTCAACTTCAAAGATATAGCAAGTATCATGATAAAATCTACAACAGATTCATTACCGTTTGAATTTGGATCTGATATTGATACACAACTAATAGTATTCACATGTATTACTAATAACTATGATGTATTCCCTAAGGAATCATACTACGATCCTAATGTAAAGTATGTCTGCTTCCATGATGGCACTATTGATACTACAGTAAAACCATGGATATATGTTGAATTAGATTTAGATATAGAAGATCCAAGAGACTTTGCATTCTATGTCAAAGCAAATGCACATGAGTTCTTTCCAGAAAATTCTTACACAGTATGGATTGATGGATGTTTTGTATTGACTGAAGATTTCATTACCAATAGTATGAAATCATTTCCATTCTCTACACTAAAACATGGAGGTAAATTCTCTTTACTTGATGAGATTATAGAAGGATATACATGTGCATTCTTCTCAGAGGAAACTCTCATGAATTTTATAAATGATTTGAATACTAATGGATATAATTTTAATTACTATTCCAGTCCACAATGCACAATAGTGTGGAGAAAATTGACGGAAGATATAAAAACATTCAATGAGAGGTGGTACATGTGGGGTAATAAAAAATACAATCGTGACAACATACCATTTGATGCTGCCATACAGGACACTGGAATAGAACCACTCTTCTATGGTGATAGAAATCGATCTGGTATCAAATTAGGATTCTTCAATAAGATAGGAAGGAGAGGTAAACATCCACAACATGGTGACAAGAAACAATACCTTAGACTACAAGAATTATTGTTAAAGTTATACAAGATTACTGGACTGAACTATAAAATACATGCTAGGTATAAACACCATGATTTTTACATGAAATATTTTAATATTATATGAAATATTATACTGCGATTACTAATTCTTATTTTCAATTACCACCCAATAAAAGTGGTGAGCATTTTATATGTTATCACGATGGCACTGTAGAAGAGCAAGAAGGTTGGGAACTAAGATACATTCCATATCAACATGATGATCCAGTAAGACTATCACGTTATCCAAAAATTTTATGTCCCATAGATGGCAAGAGTGTTTACATTGACGCATCTAAATTACATACAATAAATGATAAATTTTTTGAAGTGAGTGAGTACATACTCAATAAACATAATTTTTTTCTCATGCAACATCCTCACAAGTATTCATACTTAGAAGAATGTGCTGAGTATATTCATAGAGGTTTTGTAAATTCATTTGAGATAATAAATTTTACGAAGGAGGTGAAGCAAGAGACTGAGTTTGATTTTTCTAAATTCTTTTCACCGTTAGGCACAGTTCTATGGAGAAACTCTACTCATTGGTTGCCTAACATGTTATGGTGGAAGTGGTATATGAGATGTGGAAGAAGGGATCAAGTATCTTTATCAGTAGCATTACAAACATCAGGAGTTGAATATGGGTGGGCACCTTGTAGAACTCATGTTGATAAATGGTCTGATGCAAACCCTACAGATGGTGTATGGTGGAAGAATATAGGTGGTAGATATGGTGGAAAAGTTATTGACCCTACTGATACTGTGGAAAAATTATCAAAGATAACTAATCTTAGTATGAAGATGAGATACCGTGCTGCTATTATCAAAGAGACTGGACAATGGTTGTTTGGTGATAGGTCAGGTTATTGGAAAAGAAATGATCCTAAGTTGAAGGTGGTAAATGGATTCTAGGATAGTAATATACAGTTGCATAACGAATGGGTATGATGAGATACCTGATGAGCATTACTATGATCCTGATATCAAGTATGTTATGTTCACTGACAATACTGTAAAGAGGAAAGGACCTTGGGAGTTTAGAGAGATACCATGTGATCACCCATGTCATAGGAGAAGGTCAGCATATGTTAAGATCAATCCTCATAAAGTATTTCCTTATGGTACTAAGACTGTATGGTTAGATGGTTGCTATGTAATGACACCTGAGTATGTCAAAAAGTGTAAGGAATATCTGAGTGAGCATAGGTTCACTATCATGAGACACTGTGAAAAATTCAATTACTATGAGGAGATACTAGAAAGTTTCCTACCATCTATGTGCACCTTTGATGAGGCGATAGAGATATCAAAAACTATAAAAGACGTAGGATATAATTTCAAAGAGTATTGCAGTCCCGTATTGGCATCTATATGGAGAGTATTAGATCAAGACATGTATAATTTTGGTGATTTGTGGTGGAAGTATTCATTGATTGGCACTAATAGAGATCAGATATCATTCGACACAGCAAGACAGTTGAATCAGACTGAACTGAATATTATTGAGGATGGATGGATAAGAAAGGAATTCTACATTGATGAAAATAATATGAAAAGAACCAATCATTATCCTGGTTCATGTGGAATACTATTTGGTAGTAAAGGAAAGAAGTATAGAAAGAAACTTCATCCACAGAATGGACATAGACAACAATGGAGACAGAAGAAGGAGTTACTCAATGCCTTACGCCCTATAACTGGGTTGCATCCAATCATTGCTCGCTTCAACTTCAATGAGTTTGTGGATAGAAATGTACTTCAACCCAAATTACCAATACAGAGTTGACATACCCGTAACATTTTGTTATAATAAATAACACAGGTGATGATTTCCTCACCATCTTGCTCCCCTCAAACCAAGACCTATAGGGAGAATAAATCAAGTCTTTTTATACCCTTCATATACCCGCACTCATTTTCAAATGACAACTATTACACGTAAGCGTGGTGGTTTGCTATCTGGATGGGACGAGTTTTGTGAGTGGGTAACCTCCACTGACAATCGCTTGTACGTTGGTTGGTTTGGTGTCTTAATGATCCCATGTCTTCTAACTGCTGCTGCTTGTTTCATCGTAGCATTCATCGCTGCACCTCCTGTCGACATCGACGGAATCAGAGAACCAGTTGCTGGATCTCTACTCTTTGGTAACAACATCATCTCTGGTGCTGTCGTTCCATCATCCAACGCTATTGGATTACACTTCTACCCTATATGGGAAGCTGCTACTCTAGATGAGTGGTTGTATAACGGTGGTCCTTATCAGTTGGTAATCTTCCACTTCCTAATTGGTATCTCTGCATACATGGGAAGACAGTGGGAACTATCATATCGTTTAGGTATGAGACCATGGATCTGCGTAGCATACTCAGCTCCTGTATCTGCTGCTTTCGCTGTGTTCCTTGTATACCCATTCGGTCAGGGTTCATTCTCAGACGGTATGCCTTTAGGTATTAGTGGTACATTCAACTTCATGTTTGTATTCCAAGCAGAACATAACATTCTTATGCATCCTTTCCACATGGCAGGAGTAGCAGGAATGTTTGGAGGAGCACTCTTCTCTGCTATGCATGGTTCACTCGTAACTTCATCTTTGATTAGAGAGACTTCTGGTCTTACATCACAGAACTATGGTTACAAGTTCGGACAAGAAGAAGAGACATACAACATCGTTGCTGCACACGGTTACTTCGGAAGACTCATATTCCAATATGCTTCTTTCAATAACTCAAGAAGTTTACACTTCTTCCTAGCAGTATTCCCTGTAGTATGTGTATGGTTGACCTCTATGGGAATCTGTACAATGGCATTCAACCTCAACGGTTTCAACTTTAACCAGTCTGTAGTTGATGCTAACGGAAAGATTGTTCCTACATGGGGAGATGTTCTAAACAGAGCTAACCTAGGTATGGAAGTAATGCATGAAAGAAATGCACACAACTTCCCACTAGACTTAGCATGTGCAGAGTCTTCAACTGTTGCTCTTTCAGCACCCGCTATCGGATAAATATCTCTGTTCGAGATGGATCAGACCTCTGCATTGCAGGGGTCTTTTTTTATGCTAATATATCTCTATGAAAAAAATAATCAATGCAATCACTCACCCATTGACTGTATGTAATTTTATACTGGTGGGTTCTCTTGTCCTTATACAGACAGTTCATACTCATGCTCACTATAAAATGGAGATTGATGTTCATGGATATTGTGCAAATGCTAACTTTAAGGATGAAACACTTGACACGGAAGAAGACTGGTAGTATTATAAATATTGATGAGTGACTGATCATTGCTCATGGAAGTGGCAGAATAACCCTGTTGGAATTTGGCGGGGTAATGCATCAAGTTAGAGGTGGTACTCGCCCTCCCTAAAGGAGGTGAACCTTTACCAGAGGAACTTGAGTTGAACAGTACAAATTTTCGCTCTAGCGATTCCCTGTTCATGTCGGTACGAAAGTAATCCTTCCTTCCCCTTTTCGTTATAACATAGGAAGACCCTTCTGGGTCTTCTCTCCTTTTGTTATTGCTTCGATATGTTAGACCTCTTTACAGGGGTCTTTTTTTATGCTAAATTATCATGATGACACTAACTACCGAACAACTCCTTCGCATATACATGAAGGCAAGAGTAAAGAAGGATCCTTATCCTCCTGTCCGTAGGCACTACAACGTAGCGACTTACGGATGAAAGAGTTTTGGAAGGTCTGGAAGTATGCTTTAGGTTCTTTCAATGATGAGACAACAAAGAAGTATGACAACTGGATCTGTATTATCAGAACCCTTATCATGGTTCAACTTGTAATCACCAACTGTTTTATTGTTGGTGGTAATATCAGGCACTGGAATGATCATCACATTCCTCCATCTTATGATAAATCTTATAAATAAGTGTATAAACACACAGATAACAGATGCCTATAGCAAGAAACGCAGAGTTTGATAGCTCTGTTAGCAACACACTTAAAGAAAAAGACGGTGTACTTTCCGATGCTGCTGATGCTACTGCTCTTGATACATCAGGGTCTAATCCACAGTGGAGATTTAGAGAGAGAATTCTAAAAAAGATTGATAGAACTGCATTTGATGAGAGGATCGACTACTGGAGAAAGCAGGAGTTAGCGAAGAAAGCAGTCCTAGCAGACAGAGATTACATGGAGAAGCAGAAGACCATCAATGGTTCTTATCCATCGAGCTAAGATAATAAAACTTTGTTATGATATTATGGACGGAACAGTTTGTCCTGACGGATACTACTGTCAAAAATTTGAAGAACAGATACAGAAACCCCTACTTTTTGAAGGGTGATTCTGTTTGGGGTCAACATTACACAGGTTACCATAGGAATCCTAACAACACTGCTAACACAGTGGATGGTAACTTTGTAGATAAAGAACTACTTCAGATCTACATACCAAAACTGAAGGAAGTTCTACAAAAAATTGGATTGTATAATAGTGAATCTATATTCAGTTACGACAGCATTTGGGGTCAACTATATACAAGGGAACTCAGTGCGGTTATTGATGTTCATAATCATTATAAACATCCTAGTCAACTGGTTTCTTGGGTGCATTTCGTTGACGTTCCAAAACAAAAGTGCTTCTACTTTATGTTAGGAGATCAGAAAGTATATCCCGAAACACAGAGAACAAATGATATAATATTTTATCCATCCTATGCACCACATGGTGTTGATAAGATGGAAGAAGGCAATGACAGGTTTGTTGTTGCAGGAAACATAGTACAGATGAGTAAACGTTTCGAGCGTAAATTCATTGACCCAAAAATACTGAAAGATTTATGAAAGCAGTTCTATGGTCTAGAGATAATTGTCAGTGGTGTGAGAGAGTCAAGCAACTCTTTGCTGCTACTAATATAAGCGTGACTGAATACAAACTGGATAGAGACTTTACTAGACACCAGTTTTATGAGGAGTTTGAGGAGGGTGCTACCTTCCCACAAGTTCAAATTGACAACAAACACATAGGCGGATGCAAGGACACACTACATCATCTCCAAGATCTAAAGATGATTTGAACAAAGGTTCTGTTTTTCTTCTCACAAGGAATAGAAAAAGAAAACCTGTATTTTCTGTGCTATTATGGGGTATAAGAATCTCCCTACATATACACAGGGAGACATAAACAAATGGATCTAAACATTACAGCAGTTATCATTGCCCTCAGTGTGACTGTGCTCCTCCTAGCGATAGGAGTATCTCTTGTGATTGGTTACTTGTTACGTGCATATATACATGACGTGACACCTCAGTACACTCATCCTGAGATGTTTGACGAGAATGGTAACCCCATTGCTGATGAATTGATCGCCTTTCGATTTGAGAATGGCAAACCCGAACTAGATGATCTTGAAGACTAATTATGGCAAAACTACCACCTAATCCTCTTGTTTCTGAGATACTCAGAGCAGCTCATGGTGCTAAAACTGTTGAGAAAAAAGTAGAAGTACTTACAAAGTACAAGAGAGATGATGTAAAAGCATGTTTGATTTGGAACTTTGATAAAGCAATCAGAAGTGCTATTCCTGAGGGAGATGTCCCTTACAAACCAAATGATGCTCCCATAGGAGTTGATGGAGGACATACACGTTTGATTCATGAGTGGAGATCACTCTACAATTTTATAAGAGGTGGTAACAATAGACTATCTCAGATGAAACGTGAGACAATGCTAGTCCAGATGTTAGAGTCATTACATAAGGACGAGGCAGAAGTATTAGTTCTAGTGAAAGATAAAGAACTACAAAGCAAGTATCGTATCACTAGAAACGTAGTAGAGAAAGCATATCCGGAGATAGTTTGGAAGGATAGGTGAAGTTCCTAATTGATCTGACAGATCATTGCAACTCCAAGTGTCCTTTATGTGCTAGACATAAGACCTCATACAATGATGAGGTAGCGGTCTTGAAACCAGACCCATCTATGAATCGCTCTTCCATATCACTCGCTGATTGGAAGAGATGGTTTCCTATCGAGACTCTTAGAAAGACAGAACTGATATATTTTCAAGGATCATTCGGTGAACCCTCATTGAATGAGGATTTGTTAGACATATATTCTTACACTCTCAACGCTAACAGTAGTATAGTCTTCCAGATGAGTACCAATGGTGGTACACGAGACCAAGAGTTCTGGGGTAGACTAGGTGCTCTCATGGCATCATCACACAGAGATAGTTTTCTTATCTTTTCCATAGATGGTTTGTCAGATACTCTACAACAGTACAGAGTAGGTGTAGATTATAATAAAGTTATAGACAGTGCTAGAGCATTTATAAAGGCAGGAGGTCCTGCTGTCTGGAGGATGCTAGTATTCAAACACAACCAACATCAAATCAAACGATGTAGAAATCTTAGTAGACTGATGGGGTTCAAAGACTTCAGACATACTAATGTAAACGATCTATATGATGCTAGTGGTAAGGGAGATGGTACATTTACATATGAATACAGGGGAGTGGTACATAAACTAGAGGGTGTTGATGGTCATGTGTTCCAGCAGCCACCCGCAGCAGAGGATACAGAGATTGATTGTAGGTATGGTCATGGTATCAAGAGTCCTGGTCAACTTAGGATAGACAGTCGTGGTATTGTTCATGCTTGCTGCTTCCACCAGAGTAGACTACGCTTTTTCTATCCTGACTACTATGTTCATGGCGATATAGATTCCCCTGCTATCTACAGGGACATAAACAATCCTAACAAAGGAGTTGGTGCTGAGTATATGCAGAAAGTATTTTACGATAGTATGATTCCACTCATAGAAAATCAGGGTGGGTTGAAATCTTTATCTTTAAAACATAATTCACTTGAGGATATATTAAACACGCCATTATTCCAGTGTACACTTGTAGAGTCATGGAATAAGAGACCTCATATTTGTTCAGATTATTGTGGTGTGAAAAGAAAAAATGTAACAACCGATACTAAATCACTTGACTAAATAATTTCGTCATGGTATCATGACATTACGTTCATCACCTTCGGGTGACGCAAGTAAGCCGACACGGAACGGGTTCGTTCATCCCATGATACTACACTTGTTACTTTATGCTTCTCTTGAATGTTCTCAAGCATCTGCTCTAATTGATCAGATAATTAAGGACAACTTGTTGAGCGAGTACGAGAAAACGGAATTGATTCTTTATGTAAGAGAAGCAACTCCTAGTTGTTGGGACGCAAATGCCGACTGAAGGAACGGTCTAAACAACCTCATCCTACAGGAGAAAACCGATGGCAACAGTCACATACCGTGGTGTCGAGTACGACACCGAAGAGTACAACGCAAGAGTAATTGCGGAAGCAGACAAGCAAAGAAATCATGATCTAATGTATCGTGGTATCAAAGTAGAACGTAGGTTCGCTTCAAAAAGTTAACTTTACTGCTTGTCTATTGGGAGGGTCTTGCACCCTCCTTTTTTTATGCTATAATTTTGTCATGGATAGAGACAAACTGAAAATTATAGTCTCCGACTTGGAGATGCTACTATCTGCACTCAAGGCAGAGGTATGGAGTGACGAACAGTCCTATAAATACGATGACCTAGATCCAGTTGAAGTGGATTATGGTGATCAAATAGAGGACATATGAACGTCAAATTAGTAAGCATCACTCCTGATGCAGAAAAAACTATGGCATACATTGCCAGAGTATCTAACCCATCTAATCAGGAGAATGAAAAGTATGCTGGTTTACTGAAGTATTGTATCAAGCACAATCACTGGTCAGTTTTTGAACAGGCAACAATGACTTTAGAGATAGGGACTACACGTGCTATTGCAGCACAGATTCTAAGGCATAGGTCATTCACGTTTCAAGAATTCAGTCAACGCTATGCACAGACTGATCATCTAGGAGAGATTCCTATACCAGATCTCAGAAGACAGGACGAAAAGAATCGTCAGAACTCTACTGATGACTTGGATGAGTTTGTAAAACAGAAGTTAGAATTGCAGATAAAAACTTTGTTCAGTTCAGCAGAGGCATTGTATCATCAGATGCTAGAGGAGGGTGTTGCGAAGGAGTGTGCAAGGTTTGTTTTACCACTAGCAACACCTACAAAAATTTACATGACAGGGTCTTGTCGGTCTTGGATTCACTATATAAACTTAAGGTCTGCACACGGAACTCAAAAGGAACACATGGAGATCGCTAGGGAATGTGCCTGTATTTTTGCGGGACAATTCCCTGCTGTTGCAGAGGCACTAGGTTGGGAACACGGATCGCTGGCATAAATTTATCCAAGAATGGTTCTCTCGCTATCATAAATGATGGGAAGGTCGAGTTTTATCTAGAAGAAGAAAGACTCAGTAGAATCAAGAGAGATCGTGGTGCAAAATTTTTGGTAGAAAAATACCTTGATGGAGTAGATGCTGTTGCTATATGTGATTGTTATACAAAGTATTATCCTAAGAAGTTTTTACAGAGAACTAAGGAGAAGGAAGCAGTTTGTAAAGTCATAAGAAATAAGAACATACCGATACTAGATTACAGACAGAGACATCATGAGTGTCATGCTGCTAACGCACGTTACGGATCACCATTTGATGACTGTGCTGTCTTAGTAATGGACGGTAAAGGATCAGTTCATGATCACAATAACCTTAGATTTTGTGAGATTGAAAGTATATTTGATAACTTTAATCCTGTGTTCAAACACTACTCTACCTTCTGGAGTGAAGATGAATGTAAAAAATTAGAGAAACCATATTGGGAATCAATGAATACACAGGAACTATTCATGGAGGGTGAGGACTGTCATAGTGAGAATACAGATGGTTTTATACTCTATAGTGATAGGACTAGCGTTGGACAGGCATATAGAAGGGTCTCAAGAGAGTGTGGGTTTGATGAGTTAGATGCAGGGAAGACAATGGGACTGTCAGCATATGGATCTGGACGTGTTGATTTATTCAATGAAGAGTATGGTCATAGTCTTTGTAGCAAAGAATTATATGCGAAGGAAGATAGCACAGGATACTATGGTAATCAAAAACCAGTAGACCTAGCATATAATTTACAAAAGTCAGCAGAAAAACATGCAATATACATGGTAGCGATGGCAATAAATCTAACAAATAATAAGAATGTGTGTGTAACTGGTGGTTTTTTCTTGAATTGTGTAGCAAATAACGCTATCATAAAAAATGTAGATGTAAATCTATATGCAGACCCACTCTCTTATGATGGTGGTCTAGCAATAGGTTCAGCATTACTTGCATACTATGAACATTTTCGTAACTGATCCATCACCTGTTGTATCGGCACAAGTATTACCTGACAAACACATAGTCAAGATGCCACTAGAGACATGTCAAATGCTTTCTATTGTGTGCTCTGAGAAGTGGGGTCACGGTTATGGTGAGATACATCGTATCAATGGTGAACCATACAAAACATCTAAAGGTGCGTTTCATAACCACCCTTGTACTATCTGGGCAAATGAATCACTCATCAATACATGGTGGTTAGTTGCTCATGGTATAGGACTGTGTCAGGAATACACCCACAGATATAATAAGATACATAGTTGTCAGAGAACGTTAGAAGAAGCAAAGAGTATCATACCGTTTGGTTATCACAATACACCAGAGTCATTCACCTTTGCAGGTCCTGACCAGTTCAAGCATGACAAAACTATTGATATCTTTACTGCTTACAAACGTTACATTGCCTCTAAACCTTGGGTCGCAAACAATTATTTGCGTGACCCATCTCGTAAACCTTCTTGGATATTATGAACCCAATTGACACAAATCGTATCGCTGTTGCACTTGAAAGAATTGCACAAGCACTTGAGCATTTGAACATTGAACATGCTCATATAGATACAATAGATCACAATCACATTGAGAGTGACACTCCCGTTGAAGTAAACACACACGCTAAAACATGGTAAAATTATTTGCAGCATGCCCTCCTGTATACACACTACCTGGTACATGGGATGATCCTGAGAAGATAAAGAGATGTCAAGAGACATTGATACCACACCTTGAACTCCAACCTGAGATAGGGTTCTTAGTTTTTATAGGACTTGTTGTCTTTGCTCTTATCATCTATGGTATATACAAAACCTTTGGTAAAGGTGGAGAAGGATTGAGAGATGAGATCAAGGAACATGCTAGGATGCATGAACTTGGTATCGCTCATGGACATGAAGGTGGTGGAGAAAGACCTATCATGTCTATAAAGGCACAAGAAAAAGATTACCCTCAACACAAACACGAATGATTGAAACCCTTTACTTTGGACCTACTTACGACCTTCAGAATATAGAAGGTGACACCGTTACTTCCTATCAAGTAGCACAACTTTTGGCAGATAGGAATAGCGTTGCCATCTTTCAAGGACGGTCAGAAGCAGGACCCAGAGCATTAGGTAATAGATCTATCTTGTATGATCCAAGAGACCCTGACGGTAAAGACAAGATTAATTTGATCAAAAGAAGAGAGTCCTTTAGACCATTCGCTGGCAGTGTGCTACTACCTCATGCACACAAATGGTTTGATATGGCAGGACTCGTTGAGTCTCCTTTCATGATGTATGCTGTAGATGCTTTACCACATACACATGATAAAATCCCTGCTGTATTACATGTAGATAAGACTTGTAGGGTACAAACTGTTGACATGAAAGACAATCTAAATTACTATCAATTGATTGATGCTTTCTATCAGATTACTGATGTGCCTATGCTATTCAACACATCATTCAACATGGCAGGAGAACCTCTAGTGGAGACACCTGAGGATGCAATCAGAACCTTTGAGGATAGTGCAATAGATTATCTTTACTTTCCTGAGGTGCATAAGCTCAGGCAAAAATGACTTTTAGTTTCCCAGAAACTGGAAAAAAAACTCCGGCAAAAAAATGGGTTGTAGGGTTCAACCTATCAAACAATGGGTCGGTATGTTTATTGGAGTATGGTAAACCAAAATTATATCTGGAGTCAGAAAGAGTAACAAGGAACAAGTGGGATCATAAGGTCAGTTCCTTGTTACCATATCTACCAGAAGGAATTGAACACGTAGCCTTGACTGACTCATTCTGGACTCAAGGTGATAAGAGATTAGATAATATAAAAGACATATCAAATATAAAAAAGAAATATCCTAACGCTAGATTGTATGACTATAGATCTATGCATCATCTAACTCATGCTGCATGTGCTTTTTATAACTCTGGGTTTACTGAAGCATCTTGTGTGGTTGTAGACTCTAATGGTTCTAAGACAAGCGAAGGACTAGAGATAGAATCTATTTTCGTAGCACCCACATTCGTAGAGACACACAAGAGATACTTCTCACCTGAGTTCGTAGGTATTGGTAGATTATTTGAAGAGACTGCTAAGACATATGAATGGGACTACAGAGATGCAGGGAAGGTCATGGGTCTGAGTGCATACAATCATGACCCTGCTTCTACCATACAAAAAAGATGGGAGAGAAGATACAGAGAACTAATAGAAATGACAACAGGAGATGTATGTTTGTCAGGTGGTTGCTTCTTGAACTGTGTTGCTAACTATAAGATACAAAAGATGTACCCTCATATAAATTTCTATGTCGAACCTGTTGCTCATGATGGTGGCACTGCAATGGGTGCAGCATATCTAGCGTATTATGAGACCTAAACTAGACATATTAGACATCAGTTCTACCATAGGATGTAACTTACAATGTAAAGGATGTAATCATTTTAGTAATTATTTTGCACCTACCAGTAAATTAGATACAGATTTGTTACTAAAAGATATAGAGGTCATATTACCAAGAGTAAATATAGGTAGAGTATCCATCATAGGTGGTGAACCTCTACTCAATCCTAGATGCGAGGAAATTGTCAATGCATGCAGATCATATACTGATTCTCCTGTCTATCTTTACACCAATGCTTTACTTCTCCTACAAAATGAGAGCTGGATTAGAAAAGCGTTAGAAGATCCAAGAGTATATCTTAGAGTCAGTGTGCACTTACCGCACATTGTAGATATTATAAGAGAATTCAATCACCCTAAGGTATTGGTCACCGAACACCATACTGGACAGGATAGGTGGTTCAATAGTATAAAGAAGAGAGATGGTAAAGTATATCCTTACAATCAAAATAACCCTGCAAAAAGTTTCAAAGTTTGTTCATGTTCTAACTCTCAATTATACAATGGTAAACTATGGAAGTGTCCTAACACTGCCTTCCTAAAGGAACTTTTGTCAGTTACAGAGCAGGAGAATGCAGATGAGTGGCAGGAATATATTGTAGATGGTCTACCAGTAGATTGTTCTGATGATGAGTTGACAAAGTTCTGTGCAAAGAGTACACTACCTGAAAGAGTATGCAATATGTGTACTTGTAAACCTCTTCATTTCAGTGCTGCTATTCAAGAGCAGACTAAACGAAAGGTAATTAATACCTATAAATAAATCACTTACAAAAACACATGCCAACATACCCAATAAAGAATTTGAAGACGGGAGAAACCAAAGAGTTATCCATGTCTATGAAAGAGTATGATCAGTGGAGAAAGGATAACCCTGATTGGGATAAAGATTGGTCACAGGGTGCAGCAGGTACCGTTAGTGGCACAGGAGATGCTTACAGTAGAACAGATGGTGGATGGAACGAGGTGCTATCAAAGGTAGCACAAGTACCAGGATCAAAAGTAAAACCACAAAAGACAGTACACTTCTAATGCCACGCAAAAAGAAAATGTCAGTCAGTGTAGGTGCTGGCATGACAGCAAAGCAATTACGTAGGAAGAAACCATATAACTCTGACATGATGGTTCCTATAGAACCTATCACACCTAATCAGACTACTGCATTTGCACAATATAATGAAGGTAAGAACCTATTTCTTTACGGTGCAGCAGGAACAGGAAAGACATTTATCACCCTATACATGGCACTGAAACAGGTGCTAGATCCTTTGACACCATACCAGAAGGTGGTCTTGGTGAGATCATTGGTGTCAACTAGAGAGATAGGTTTTTTACCTGGCGATCATGAAGACAAGTCAGCATTATATCAGATACCATATAAGAATATGGTCAAGTATATGTTTGAGTTGGCAACGGATAATGATTTTGAGATGTTGTGGGGTAACCTCAAAGCACAGGAGAGCGTAACCTTTTGGTCTACATCTTTTATTAGAGGAACAACACTTGATAACTCCATAGTTATTGTGGATGAGTCACAAAACTTGAATTTTCATGAGTTAGATAGTATAATAACAAGAGTAGGTGAAGACACTAAGATTATGTTCTGCGGTGACGTAGCACAAACCGATCTCATTAGAACCAATGAGAAGAATGGTATCTTAGACTTTCAAAAGATCATCACTATGATGCCTGAGTTTGCTTTGGTTGAGTTTGGTGTTGATGATATAGTAAGGTCTGGATTAGTCAAGAGTTATATCACCAGTAAACACACCTTAGGTTTGTAATGTTCACTCATGTTGAATGCGAACTGCCTAAACTAAAGAGGCAGAATATAGATGGTGCTAGGTATTACACTGTCAATGGTAGACCCATGGTCTCAATCACTTCAGTTACCTCACACTGGAATAAACAAATCTTTGTTGACTGGAGGAAGAGGATAGGTGAAGCAGAAGCAAATAGAATTACTAAACGTGCAACCTCCAGAGGTACTGCTACACATGAGTTGATAGAGAATCATCTACTCAACAAGGAGGTAGAGTTTGATAAACCTAGTCCTAAGATGTTGTTCCTTCAAGCGAAGGAGACCCTAAAAAATATAAATAATATATACGCTCTTGAGAAAAGTCTTTTTAGTGAAGAGTTAGGTGTTGCCGGTACAGTCGACTGCATCGCAGAATATAATGGAGAGTTATCAATAATTGATTTCAAGACAGCAGAGAAACCCAAACCTAGGGATTGGATAGAGAACTATTTTGTACAGGCAGCAGCGTATGCTTGTATGTTCTTTGAACGTACAGGAATACCTGTCAAGAAACTTGTTATTATTATGACATGTGAGAACGGAGAGGTGACAGTGTACGAGGAGTATGATAAAATAAAGTATATGAAAAAATTAGTCCTTTACATTCAAAAATTTGTCGAAGAAAAAATCAATGAGTGCCAAAACAAAGATGCGTGAGATCCTGAAGAACAGATTGCTCTGTCAGGACAAGTTTACTAATGACATTGAGAATCTTGTTAGTAACAACAACGAGATGAACTACATCGAGGCAATCTGTCACTACTGTGATGTGAATAACATCGAGGTAGAATCTGTTTCTAAACTCATTACCAAACCTTTGAAAGAAAAACTCAAAGGCAATGCTACTGACCTAAATTATCTAAAGAGAACATCTAAGGCAAAATTCTTTAGCATCTAATGAAGATCAAGGAGTGGACATTTGGAAAGATCCACAACCAATTACCTGAGGAAAGACTCAGAGAGGTAGCGGTTAGTGTCGACTACGTGAGAGAACAACGTGGTTTTTGGATAAGTAATTTCAGACAGTGCACTCCAGAAGAGATAGTAGAACTAGAGAAGGAAAGACCTACCACTAGGTTACTAAGCATACATGTTATCAATGGGTGCAACCTAGCATGTAGAGCATGTAATCATAACAGTAGTCTGTTAGGTGTGAACAGTAGGGTAGATATTGATGCACTGAAGGAAGATATAAAGAACATACTACCAAAGATACATGTGTGGAGTCACATCAGTATCATAGGTGGTGAACCATTATTAGAACCAAGGACTAAAGAAGTTGTTACAGTCACAAGAGAGGTGGCAGAAGCAACAGGACAGAAATGTAATATAAAACTATTCAGCAATGGATCTAAACTAATACAGGAACAAGAATGGATTGCTGATGAGATGTTGAAAGGTGTAGTGTTTAGACTTACCTTCCACAAACCATGGTACACACCACAGGGATCTATCAATTGGGAAAACGCAGCAAAATTTGTGAGGTATCTCAAGTCCAGAGGTGTAGACACAGAGAATCTACTAGAGTTTAGTGAAGCATTTAGATTACTTGATGGTAAACCAAGACAATGGTTTGATATTGTCAAGTATGAATTTAATGATGATGGTATAAAATACTATCCTTTTGAGGAGGGTGATCCAGTAGAGAGTTTCAAGCACTGCTCCTGCCCTAACAGTCAGTTGTATAATGGTCATCTATGGAAGTGTCCTATGATATCATATCTCAGGGAATCTTTAGCAGCAACAGGTCAGATAGATGATCCAGCGTGGAAGAAGTATCTTGATTACAAACCTACCAGTATCAATGCATCAGTAGATGATATCAAAGAGTCCTTTGATGAAGTGTTGAAACCTCATGACATTTGTACGATGTGTCCACGTAATCCAGTTTGGTTTACTGCAACGAAGCAATTAGATGCTACAATGAAGAAAAACGTACCGATGTATGCTGAAGAAACCTATGACACCGTTTGATACTTACAAAGAGTATCTTGCATTCAAGAACCACTTTACGAGAGAGAAATATGATTACCATAAGTATGGTGGTAGATCGAAAGCAAAGATAGAATCATTCTACAAGAGGAAGGATCGATATTTCTTTGAGAAAACATCAAGGAAGTATAAGGACAATGAGATACATAATTTTTTCCTTGCTAACTTTGTAGCAACAGATAATCCTGAGGGTGTGTGGATAGGAAATATAATAAGATCAGGAGAGGTAGTATATAAAGATTGGATGAGGAGATCAGAGAGTTTGTTCTATGATTTCAAGTCTCAGACTAATACATTACTTGAGACATATAAGATTGACGATTTGTTTGATACCTCGGAGGGTCATCCACCATTACTAAAAGAACATCTTGCTGGTAGATTTAGTGTAGAGAACATGTGTATCTACGAAAGACTATTCAAATTCTGTGATAAGTTTGATAAGAAGTTAGATGACCCTGTGTGGAGAGCAGTTGGTATGAAGATCAGAAAGTATTTGCCATTCATGAAGATAGATCGCACAAAATATAGAAGTTGGCTATTGACATGTGAATGAAAACTATATAAAATATTAGAAGAAATAAATCAAAGATGGCAGATTTTTTTGAGTCGGAGACAGTAAAGGAAGAGATGAAAAACATCTATGATCTACAGAAAGATCTCTACTCAGTTATACTAAAGTTTCCATACATGAGTCCTGATGCAAAGTGGCAACACATTGAAACATTGAAGGAACTATTAGAGAAGCAACAGATAATGTGGACAAGGATGTGTTTGTCTGAGGATCCAGAGGCAATCAAGATGAAGAATAAATTAAAAGATCAAACTCATATGTTAGGGTTTGGAACTACAGATATGACCACCATATTTAAGAACATGAAAGACACATTAGATAAGATGCAATCTCAATTAAAAAGATAATGGCATACCTTGTCCATCCCCTTCCTCTACAGCAGGTATTTGTCAAGAAGGAATTTTTATATGACCATCAGAAAGGTCATGGTGAATTGACACCAGGTATATGGGTATCTGTTAGAAGTATACAATCGAAAGCATTATACTTTGAGACATTACTTACTGATTATGGTGCACTGTTTGACAAGTTACCTATCAGTGCATTTGTATGGAAGGAGGACTTTGATAAAGAAGATCAACTACCTCTTGATGTGTTACAATTGTGGGATTGTTTTGATTATAATATAACAGTCATACAAAAACCAATGCTAGGTAGGTGTCAATTCTTTGGTAAAGATAGGAAGATGCATGCTGGTGAGTATGAATTTACTATAGATACAGCACATCCAGACAGGTCAGTGCTTGATGTAAATTTTTCTGAGCATGATCCCGAACATAAAACATTTAATATTATAGCACTTGACAATGGACAGTTTGCTGCACAACCTAACAACAGAACCATATTCTTTGATAATAGTTTGGTCAATAATGATAACTTGAAGACACCCGATTTTAAAGTATGTACACAGAATTATGCAGTTGAAACCGAACCTAAGTGGTGGTCTGTAGGACATACAGATGAATGGGCATATAAAACTAAATGTGAAGAGGAGATGTCAGATATTGATGATGCTTACGCACACCATTTCAAGGAACCAGAATTCCATGACGACTAAACCTTACGATGACTCCAACTGGAGAGAAGAATACAAGAGTTACACAAGTAACAAACGTTATCTTGAACTACTTGAGAATGGCCCTAAAAGTCTGTCTCAGGCATGGATTCTAGGAGCATTGTATAGTGATTGGAAAAAGAAAAAAGGATATAATAAATTGGATCCTAAAGAGAACACAGGACAAAACCAATCTTCACTGAAAGAATGGTTTGAAAGTCAGAATAAATGACTTGACGACACCTAAATAGTATACTATACTAAACTTGCGTATGCAAGGTGTTAATCCACCAATCCATTCAATACGACGAATACTACGAGTCAAACTTATGACATTTGCAAATCTAAAAAAACAATCTCGCTTGGGAAATCTTACTTCTAAGTTGACCAAAGAGATAGAGAAAATGAATACGACTGGTTCATCAAATGCTGATGACCGTCTATGGAAATTAGAAGTAGACAAAGCAGGAAACGGTTATGCTGTAATCAGATTCCTCCCTGCACCTGACGGAGAAGAACTACCATGGGCAAAGGTATGGTCACATGCTTTCCAAGGACCTGGTGGTTGGTACAT